AATGAACCTCAAGCAGCACCAGGCCGTTGCCTTTGTCCACCGGGACAAGGAGCACGTGCACGTCCATCTGTATGCCAACCGGATAAACTTTCAGGGCAAGGCCTACAATGACAGCTTTATCGGAAAGCGGAGCCAACAAGTAGCGGAACGGGTGGCCAAACAAATGGATCTGACCACGGTGAAGGAGGTACAGCAGGAAAAACTGTACCGGATGCAACATGTCCGCTCTGAAATACAAAAGATCCATGAAAAGGTCATGGCCAAGGAACGGCCAAGGGACTTTGACCAGTACATCAAGTCCATGGAGCAGAACAATGTAAAGGTCATCCCGAGCATCAATAGGCAGAACCAACTGCAGGGCTTCCGTTTTGAGCATAAGGGAACCAACCTAAAGGGAAGCGAAGTGCACCGGTCCATGTCCATGGGCAGAATCGCCCGTCAAATGAATTTTGAAAGGAACATGGCACAACGAATGGCCAAGGACAAGAGCATGCAACTTTTGGGCAAGACCGTGAATGTCCCAACAACTCTGGCCCAGACCATCATAAAGAAGACCATCAAACTGGCCATAAAAGTGGTCAGGGACACAGGAATAGGAATATAAACACAACGAAATGGCAAAACTGGATGAAATAGCGGAACTGTTGACCGAGGAGATCAACGGCTTTGAGAAGAGCATCGGCCGTTTGGAAAAGGTGCATGAAAATTTGCAGAACCTTCCATTAAGGCCAGATACCAGCGAGTTAAATGCGCTTCTAAAGGAGTACGGCAACAACCAAAAAACCAACATTGAGGAACAACAAAGATTGATGGGAAGGATTCTTCATAAAGTCGAGCGGTCCATTACCTTGCCCAGCTGGGCCATAAAACTTACTTGGGGGTTGTTGGTCACGGTCCTGTTGGTCCTTGGTTTTTCCATCTATCAGGTATCAAGGATCTCCAAGAAAGAAGAGGCCGCATATATTAAAGGGCGGGACAATGTCATGGAACATTACGGAACATTCCTTGACCATAGCCCAGGGGCAAAGGAACTCTACCAAGAATGGCTGGAGGTAGAAGGCAAAAAGTAGGACAGCGCCCTATCCTATTTTTGTTATACGCTTTTCTTTCCGAACTGCTACAAAAATAGGATAGGATCCGAGCGCTGAAGTTGGGGTAAGGGATTTGGGGACAAGTGGTCTCCCCATAAACCTTAGCCCCCCTTAATAACTACTTTAATCAGACTTAGAATTGAAATCTAATTTTGTGAATACCTCCGGGGGATGGCTGTTGTTTGGTAATAAATAATCCTCGGAGCAAGCCCACGAGGTATTCAACGGAACAATATGTTATCATTTTTTAAAAAACCATCCGTTTTTCAAACATTTCCTTTACTACACCCGAGGCAGAGCCTTGGGGAATTCTATTGATTAAAACATATACCCTAGTAGGTGTATATAAAAGATTATTTTTACATCAAATCACTGATAATGTCTGAAACAAACAGAATAGAATACAAAGAAAAATTAACCAGAGACCTGGATTTGGAAAAGGAAGTGATTGCTTTCCTCAATTATTTGGAAGGCGGGTTAATTTACTTTGGCATTGATAAGCATGGGAAAGTACTTGGTGTAGATGATGTTGACGGTGATATGCTTAAAATCAAAGACCGTATCAAAAACAATATTGCTCCTTCTGCCATGGGTTTATTTGATGTAGTGGCTGAAGAACGTGACGGTAAAGACATTATCAAAATTATTGTTGCCGGTGGAAGTGAAAAGCCCTATTTCAAAAAGAAATACGGCATGACCGAAAAAGGCTGTTTTATTCGTGTAGGCACAGCGGCCGAACCCATGCCGCAAGCTATGATTGATAAACTTTTCGCCAGCCGTACCCGTAATTCAATAGGAAAAATAAAATCGCATCGTCAGGACTTAAGTTTTGAGCAGCTACATATCTATTATCAGGAGAATGGTAAACCTCTTAACAAACAGTTTAAAAAGAATCTAGAACTACTTACCGAAGACGGTTTCCTTAACTATGCAGCCTACCTTTTAGCAGATGTGAACAATGTATCTATTAAAGTTGCTAAATATAAAGGCCTAGATCGGGTAGACCTTCTTGAAAATAATGAATATGGATATTGCTCGCTCATTAAGGCCACAAAAAGTGTACTGGATAAAATTGCAGTAGAAAATACAACTTTTGCGACCATTACATCAAAAGAACGTATTGAGCGAAAGTTATGGAATCCTGTAGCCTTGCGTGAAGCTATATATAATGCCATAGTACATAACGACTACACCCGAGAAGTACCACCTAAGTTTGAAATATTTGACGACAGGATTGAAATAACATCTGCCGGTTCCTTACCGGACGGACTTAGCAAAGAAGATTTTTTTGAAGGCGTTTCTATGCCGAGGAATAAGGAGCTAATGCGTATATACAGGGATTTGGATTTGGTAGAGCAACTGGGCTCTGGCGTTCCACGGATTTTAAAGAGTTACGGAAAGGAATGTTTCCGGTTTATGGATAACTTTACCAGAATGACTTTTCCTTCTTCTGAAAAAATCACCGAACAAGTTACCGAACAAGTTACCGAACAAGTTACCGAACAAGTTTCAAAATTACTTTCTGTAATGGGTAGGGATGAAACTACAACGGCAGAATTAATGACAAAGTTAGACATGAGGCATCGTCCAACATTTTTATATAATTATTTACAGCCGGCAATTGATGCAAAATTGATTGAAATGACAATCCCGGATAAACCGAAAAGCAGTAAGCAACGATATAGGTTAACGGAAAAGGGAAAACAGATTAAGTGACTTTAATGGTGATTTTATTAATTTCTATTTGAATACGACCTATCAGTCAAAAAATGAACAAGATATTACCGGCTTAAAAAACCGCACTAATTTTTTGTTTCCCATTTGTACTTCATACCATGTTAACCCCTGTGAAATAAGGAAATTTACATAATGCATCAGGGGTTTTCCGGAAACCCCTTTGTTAAGGCCATATTTCTTGTGTAGCCCAGATTTTAGGATTTTCCAATCTTTTCCGGCTTCTGGATCAGCTATGTGGTCGGCCAAACGCTGATCGAGCAATTTTCGGTGCTCTAACGAAATTTCTGGATTCTCTTCTTCCTGATATGTTTCTACAAGGGCCAATATCAAGGGGCAAAAGGTTTAAGCGTTTTTTGACTTGATCTTTTCTTGAAAGCTCAATTTCTTTTTTAACAATTGCATATCTTCACTGACCTTTCGGTTCAATATTTTTGCATAATGTTGCGTGGTTCGGAGTGATTTGTGCCCCAGCATCTTGCTTACAGACTCAATGGAGACGCCATTGGAAAGTGTCACGGTGGTCGCAAAAGTATGTCTGGCCAAATGAGTGGTCAGGTGTTTATTGATTCCGCTTAGATCCGCTATTTCCTTTAAATAAGCATTCATCTTTTGATTGGTCAACACAGGCAGTACCTTTTTGTCTGCAAGTAAAGGGCTGTGCTCGTACTTTTCGAGAATCATCAATGCTGTTGGAAGAACGGGAATGTTACTTTTTGTTTTTGTCTTGGTCCGTTTGGTGTTGATCCAAAGATCTCCGTCAATCCCTATCACAAAATCATCATGGGTCAGTTTTTTTACATCAGCATAGGCTAATCCGGTAAAGCAACAGAAAACAAAACAATCCCTTACATGCTCCAATCGTTCATTAGTAAAAGAATGGTGCATCAGTCGTTGAAGCTCTTCATCAGTCAGGAATTCCCGCTCGACCGTTTTCAATCGTGCTTTCCAATTGGCAAAGGGGTCAGTTTTGATCCAACCATTGGCATAGGCAATTCTAATAATCTTTTTAAAGTTCACCACATATTTGATGGCCGTGTTATGGCTGCACTTTCTTTTTGTCTTTAGATAATATTCGAAACCGGAAATAAAGGAATGATTCACATCCACAACGGGTATATCTTTCTTTCGAAGTTCAATCTGTAAATATTCGGCCAAATGACTTTTTGCTGTTCTGTATCGTTCTGCTGTACCGGGGGCGAAATCTTTTCCTACCAGTTCATTAACTCTGTCATTGTGTTCTTGAAATATCTCCAAAAGCATTTTACTGGGCTTGTCCAATCCCAAATAAGACTCCTTAAGTGACACCGCGGTAAGTGTTTGATCTCGATCTCTCACTATCTCCGCATGTCGGTAAAGGTCAGTGCGTATTTTGCTTAAATACGAATTCAATAGCCTTATTTCCTGGGAAAAACCTATTGCTTTGCCATACGCCGCGTCCCATATACTGGGGTGTATCTTGCGTCCAGTACTGAATTCCGAACGCTTGCCATCAATTGTAATTCTGACATAAATAGTTGACCGGCCAACACGATCTTTTTTATATTTCCTGAGATAGAATAGAAGAGAAACCATAAGTGGCACCTAATTTAACATTAAACACCTTGAAATTATGAAAAAAAATTTAAAAGGAGTTTATTGTAAATACTTGATAAACAGAATAATATATGCGATTAGGTGCCCCTTTTTGAAGTTGCTATAGGGGGCACCGAAAGGGGCACTATTAAGTATGGTTTCAAATGATATTATTTGATATCATAAAAAATAAAAAACCCTGTAAATTGTTGATTTACAGGGTTTAATGTGTTGAGATGTTATTTCTCAGCGGAGGAAGAGGGATTCGAACTATATTTTTTATCTTTTCAAAAACGTTTCAAAATACTATCAAAACTATATTTTTACAATATTAATAGTCCTTATTGAAACGAAAACGCAACTATTAATACTATTTTTCATTCAACTATACATTCAACTATTTTATATTTGTTGAATGTACTTCTTTCTAAAACAACCGAAATTCGAAAAAGAGACATTGATCATCTTGGTTTACTACATCAAAGATGAGAAAAAGTATTTTAAGTACAGTACCGGTCAAAAGATTGCGCCTAAGCATTGGAGTTTTGAGAACAGGATGCCATTGGCCATGAGGGGTTCGGCTGGACAACAGAACAAACATATCGGACTGGTCCTATCCAAGTATGCCGATTTTCTTGAATCATTGATTCGTGATTCGCAGACTCGAGAACTGAAGCTATCCAAGGATTTACTTAAAAGTGAATTTGACAAACACTTCAAGGGCAAATCAAAATCCCAAAGGAAGAAACTTGGTCCAGTGGATGCCATTCAAGATTTCATCGACTCCAAGAACCGTTCTGGTGGCCAGTCGTACTCATGGAATCAAAAATACAGCAACCTAAAGTTGAAAATTGAATACTTCATTGGGCATAATGGTGGATTCAGTCTGGATGATATAGATGAGGATTGGATTGACAGGTATTGTGGATTTCTAAGGAAAATCAAAAAGAAGCCATTTAAGCCCCATAACGACAACACGCTACATCGTAATATCAACTTCCTGTTCACCTTCTTGAACTGGGCCCAGGGAAAGCACCATAACCTTAATATGGACAAGCTTAAGAACCCTGTCAAGAAATACCAACCAGAGGATGTGCATTTAACAGCTTCGGAGGTTCGAATGCTGGAGGAACTGGAACCAAAGCGTGATTCCTTAGAAAGGGTAAGGGACTTGTTTCTTATCGGTATTTATAGTGGCCAGCGTTTTTCCGATTATTCGGTTTTTGAGAAAGCAGATGTTGTTGGTGATATGATCATTAAGAAAGCTGAAAAAACCGAGTACGAGAGCTTTATTCCCCTTCATAATAAGTTACTGGCATTGTTGGAAAAGTATGAATGGAAGCTTCCCAAAATCAGCGAACAGAAGTTTAATGTGCATGTAAAAACAGTATGCCATGATGCAGGAATCAAGGAAAAGGTGAAGGAGACAGTTTACCGCGGAAACCAAAAAAAGGTTCTTTATTACAAAAAGTATCAGATGGTGGGAAGCCACACAGCAAGAAGAACATTTATTACACTTTCATCAGAAAAAGGAATGCCCGACCACATCATAATGAAGGTTACCGGTATTCGGGACCCAAAAACCTTGATGAAGTACAAAAAAACCAACATGCGAACCGTTGAGGAAAGCATGAAAAAGGTTTGGGGTTAGAGAATAAGCGAAATGCTCCTGGACAAAGTTTCCTGTTCTTTTGATTTCAATTTGTCCTCAACATACCCAATGTCGGTATGGAGACGTACTTTCTTCACGGTACCTATTGACAATAGATTAAATGCTTCGTTAGATGATGGTTGGTAATATATCGTTGCACCCCATCTACTAGACCCGATAAAACCATCGGATGCACCTCCTTTTTTAGCGATGAATACACCATTAGGATAAAATTCCACAACTTCTTTATTATCCATCAAAAAGGAAATGGCCATGGTTTCATCCACAGCGAAGACTTCCCCTCCATTAACAACCAATCTAACCTCGAGCCTCAGTTTTCCATCGACATTGTTGAAACGGTATTTACAGACACTTGGGGTCATGCCTTTTCTGAAAAGAACCTCCCAACTAGTCGATATTTCAATACTACCTGTGAATTCATCGGTTGTTGTTTTTATTAGTTCTTGTGAAAACAAAAGGTTGAATGATAGTAAAATGATGGTAAAAAGTATTTTTTTCATGTAGTAAATGTCAAAAAAAATATTGATGGTTTTCTCTTTCGTAAAATTTTAACATTAAGCCATCGACTATATGTACTGCTTTTTCGACAACCACCACCAATTGGGGTTTTTCCATAGTTTTTATATGGCTTTCACTCAATGCGAATTTAAAATAATCCTATTATCTTGTGCGCTCAAATGTTCATAAACTTCTTGATAAAAGATTGGCAAGTCTTTCATCAAGCATCTGATTTTAAGGTAGATTAAGGTTCATTTATAAACCATTTAATCTTAAAATCATGAAAAAGTTAGTTTATCTTTTGGCGCTAATTGTAGCAACAGTAGTTTTTCAATCCTGTGAAGTGGAATCCACAGATGAACAAGTAGAGATAATTCAATATGGAGAATCAGAACCAGAATTACAAACAGTCGACCCTGACGAGGTGGAGGATCCAGACGATAGGGGTAACGGTTAAGAAGAGACTTATTTTATTTTTATTGATATTAGGTGCTACGGCTGGAGCCATAGCACCTTTTGTTCATATAATCTATCCTAAAACTGCACCTGAAAAGCTTCAGTTGGAAGTAGATTTTGAAAACGGTTCAATTAGTGTTGACGATTATAGGGCCAAAAAGGTTGAGCTCAAAGAGAAGTATAAATTCTTGGGCTTTACAAACCAGCGTAGGTTTATGTTCGCTGTAGGACTTCCAGTATCATTGTTCGTTGCATCCCTGTTCTTGCTTTTTTCTGCAAAGCACATTACTCAACGAAATTTCAGGACTGGATTTATGGTCGCTGGTACATTTTTCGAGTTTACCGCCCTTTACTTTATAGTTTGGACGATATGGGCATATAAGACTGGTGGTGATTTCCCAAGGTATATGTACTATCTGTCCATTGTAATCATTTCGGTTCTATCAACAATTGCAACTAGGATACTGGTTAATGGATGGTTCAATGAGGTTTCGAAATTGAAAAAGCTACGTGAGAGCGTAATAGAGTTCTTTGTTGAAATAAAGGAAGTTCATTATATGAGGCAATTGAAGCGCGCTATTGGAAAGGACCTCTACAATGAAGAATACCAGGAGCAGGTTAAAAAAGATAGTAAAGAATTTGATACCAGATTATATGACAAGGCTGAGGAAATTGCTGAATAAAATTAAAATGTCCAGTAAAAATAAAAAAAATAAAGGTAATATCGACAGCAATCTTCAAAGGCTGTCGAACAGTTCTTATTATAAAGCTCTTAGGGATTTAAAGGAGTCTCTGGAAAATGCCCGTGAAAAAGAATCAATGAGCGTTGTCAGGCTAAAACATTCAACAGATAATTATGTTAAGGTAAGGTCTATAAGAAACAAGGTGGAAGAAGGTAATCATTTGACCAACAACGAAGCTTTGGAAGTAGGATTGCTGAGGATATCTTAGTTGGAGTCTGGTTATTTGCTATTGCTTTCCTCTTGTGATAGGCTGTTTTTTATTATTGACTTTTCCTTTTCTGCTTCTGCATCAAATTCTTTGGCCAATTCTACCCTTAACTCGGCTCTTCCCTCTGATTTTATCCTATCAATAAACATTTTGAAAACTTCATCCTGCATCAACTTTTCCATGTTCTCGCTCATATAGAACACAATCGACCTAAATTCTTCTTTACGGTCAAAAAGGCTATCATCAATTTTAATGTTGTCCTTTATAAGGGAAATACTCTCATAGCCCGTTAGCAAGTATTCCGGGGATACTTGAAAGTAATCAGCAAGTTTATCGCGATTCTTTTTATTGGGTTTGGACCCTTTTGTTAAAATTCTACTCAATGTAGATTCGGGAACACCTGTTTCCTTACTGACCTCATAGGGTGTAATGCCCTTGGAATCAATCAATTTCTGAAGTCTATATCCTAATGTATCCAAACTAGAATCGAATTTACTTAAAAAATAATTCCGTAAAACTATCAAAATACTTGCACAATACTTTCATAGTATATATATTTGTGTTGTATAACAATAACACGAAAGCCCAAATATATGGAAACCTTGGAATTATTACAGGTACAAATCGAACAAATCCCAACTATTTGGGTCGATTTGACCAAAGGTGAAAGTTTTTTGGTCCTAAAAGGAGTTGAAACAGAATCAATATTGAGCACAGGGCATCCTGTCCTACTGGTTTTCGACCTAACCTATTCAGAAGAAGTATTTAACGGTGTAGGAATCACCACAATATCAATTGATAACCTCAAAGTGAGGAACCTTGATGGTTATGCCGTGCCCATTGATAATACAATAGAAGTGGTAAAAGCATTGACTCTTCAAAAAATCCAAAAGAAGTGATGGGAAAAATTCAAAACATAGAACAAAGTGTTTTTGAATCCGTAATGGACGGTATCGAGTGTGATACAGGGGATGATTTGGGAACTGTAGGGTTTATGGCAAGGAACCATGACTACTCCATCAGTTTCTATGGCAACCAGGTTGAAGGTCACGATCTCATAGTTGATGAGTTTGGAAAAATGAAGAATGGGGAGTGGGTATCTTTTGAGCCAACGGAAATGCAAATCTATTGCATGAATCAATTGATACAAAACGAGGTAAAGAGAATCCAGAAGTTGGAGGAAGAGAAAAGAAATCAAGAAGCATTGGCCATGAAGGAAGATGTTGATGAAATGATATACGGGCATCCCGGTGCCATGTATGGAAAATGGTATTAAAAAATGGAAATCTGGAAGGACATATTGCTAATAGCTTTTTACATCATCGCAAGAATGGTGGGTATGTTCTTCTTCAATATAACACTTAAAGACCAAAACAAAAATGAAAGAGTATGAAGACTTTTTTAAAGTGGCTGAGAAGCCTTTCATCGCAGCAAAACAACAACCTGACAGGGAGGATTCAAGAGGTGTATCCGGAGATATTCTGGAAGGCACAACGAAATCTGTATGTGTCAGTTTGGATGAAGAATGATTTCTTCAAGATGAACATTGTCGATTTCATCGCAAAATATTTAGACGAAATGGAGAACGAATCTACATCCGAATCAAGACAAAAAGCCATTTCCGCTGTCATTCTTCCAATGTACAAAAAGGTTACCGGAAGGGATTATAACATCGATTATTTCAAAGCAATTACACAATGATATCGAATATTAAGGAACTGTGGGACATGATGTCCTCTGAAACAAAAAAAAAGGCTGAACAAGCTGCCATGAACGAGTTTGGCTTGGAGAGCAGTGTATACTTTAGACAGCACTGGCTCTATAACGGAAAGGTTCCTGAGCAAAACTTGGAACGTTTACATGAGATATTCCTAAATGCTATGAAACTTCAACATGAGAACCAAGGTAAAGTACTAGGGGTATGAGTGATTATTCTATAGTGGGGAACACAATAACAATGCGTATGGACTACATGGACAAACTTATTGAGAAGGTATCCGGATTTGCAGCCGATCGTGCCGTTGAAAAATACAAGGAAGAAAAGATGCGTGATGAGAAGCTCGGCACCAAAGACGCTTCCTTAAAACTTGGAGTAAGCAAGGTGACCTTGATTCGGTACATCATCAAAGGGAAAAGGGTGGGCGGTATTGTCCACAAATTAAAAGCATTGAAATCAGGAAGGGACTATATCATCACACGATTGGACCTTGAGGATTTCAGGGGAAAACTGGAAGCATAAAAAAGCCCTGCGCTAACAGGGCAATTCATTAACAGATAGTTGAATATAGAAGTCAAAATTATGGAAAAAATCCTAAACAGGCTGAAAGAGCCATTAAAAATTGAGGAAGTGGACTTTCGGGTCCAGTCCATTAACACTGGTGGGTACGCCACAATCATCCCATACAAGGATGCCAGAGTGGATATGAACCGATTGGATGATGTTTGTGGAACCAATTGGCAGGACAAGTATGAATTGATCGATGGACAGTTGTTCTGTTCCATTGGAATCAAGATTGAAAATGAATGGATTTGGAGACAGGATGTTGGAGTTGAATCCAACACTGAAAAGCAAAAGGGACGTGCCAGTGATGCCTTTAAACGCGCTGGTTTCCGTTGGGGGATCGGACGGGAATTGTATGAATACCCTTTGATTCAAGTCAAGCTCAACCCCGATGAGTTCGATGTCAAAGAATACCAGGGCAAAAAGAAGGCCCGGGCCACTTGGAAACTGAAAATCAAGGAATGGAAGTGGTCTGTTGAGTTCAAGGGTGGAAAAGTCCTGAAACTGGTAGGAACCGATCAGAACGGTAAACTAAGGTATGATTCCAGTTCCAAAACGAACGGTAGTGCTAATCAGCAAACTGCCCAGAGACCTACAAACGGAACTTCAAACCAAAATGCAGCGAAACCATCAGGAAATTCCAATGGCACCAATCGCGATTCTGATCAAGGGAAACCTTGGCTTAACAAAATGTCCGGAAAGGACTTTACCCGTGAATGGCTCAATGTGCTAAAAGGCATCAATACTGGCACCATCACTGAAGTTAAGCAAGTGAAAAAGCACTACAAAGTCAGCAAGGCCACGGAAGAAGCCTTGAACGAAGTATTAAAATTCCAACCACAAAAATCTTAAATCATGATTACAACAAAAGATATGCATGTTCAAATGCAGGATGAAATGATGAGTATGATTCATCAAGTAGAAAATGGAGAACTGGGACACCTTGATGCCCTAATTAGAATGGAGGAAGAAAGAAAAAGTCTGGAACAGACATTGGCAATTGCCAAATCTTTCAAAGACACTTATTTCGATCAAATAGAGGAAGCATCCAAAGAGCATCCCGAAGGATTCAAGGGATGGGACATTGAAATCAGAAATGGAGGTCGAACCTTCAAGTACAACCATATTCCTGAATGGGACTCACTTAAAAAACAAATGAAGGAATGTGAAGAGGTTCACAAGCAAGCTTTCATTTCCAAGGAAAAAGGAATGCTGACTGCTACTGAGGATGGAGAAGAGATTGTTCTTCCTGAAGTGTCCTATCGAAAATCATCAATCATCCTAAAGCAGAAAAAATAATGGATTTTATCAAAGCAAAAGAATGTATACTCAATAGAGCAAAGGAATTACGGGCATGCTCAGATCAATATAAAAAGGCGTTGAAAGCTGAGAATTATGATGAGTTAAAACAAGTCATTAATGATAACCTTTCATGGTGCTATGAGAATAAATTATTGAGTGACCAGGAATCCTTGGAGCACTTTGGTGTCGTTTTCCTGAATTTGTTGAATTCAGGAAACGACAACACGGGCTACGGGAATAGTGGCTACGGGAATAGTGGCTCTAGGAATAGTGGCTCTAGGAATAGTGGCGACTGGAATAGTGGCGACTGGAATAGTGGCGACTGGAATAGTGGCTCTAGGAATAGTGGCGACTGGAATAGTGGCTCTAGGAATAGTGGCTACGGGAATAGTGGCGACTGGAATAGTGGCGACGGAAACAACGGATTTTTCAATTCCGTTGTTCCTGACACAATCCTAGTCTTCAATAAACCATGTAAAAAATCTGATTGGGAAAATGCAGAAAAGCCAGGTTTCATTTATGAATTAAATACAACAAAATGGATTTGGTTCAGTGACATGACAGATGAGGAAAAGAAGATTCATTCAAAGGCATATGTATGTGACGGATACCTTAAGGTTTTCAGTTATAAGGAGGCTTGGAAAAACGCTTTTGATACAGCTTCTGAACACGACAAATCACTACTGAGATCACTTCCAAATTTTGATTCTTCAGTATTTGAGGAAATCACAGGAATAAAACTGGATTAAATCCAATGTGCGATACCCTCACACCATACCAAGTAGATGTCTACACTGGGAAGATTTGCCCATACTGCAAAAGTGAAACCAAAATGATGAGTGAACTGCAGATATATGGAAGAACCTTCAGTAACAGGGTGATCATTGCATGCAAGAACTATCCCCGGTGCGATAGCTATGTAGGAACTCACGACAATGGTGTTCCATTGGGGAGGTTGGCAAAACAAAGCCTTAGGGTGGCGAAGAAGGAAGCTCATAAGCACTTTGACAGAATTTGGAAAAGAGGATTTGTAAAAAGGGGCGAACTGTATGAATGGTTATCGGATTATTTGGGAACACCGGAAGAATACACCCATATAGGGATGTTCTCTCTTAAAACATGTAAAGAGGTCAAGGTTTGGTCCCAAGCTATGTATCAAAGGTTGAAGAATGGAGGTGTGGACATAGAAACGGTAAAATCAGAATTCACTGAGGTATGAAGCTATTTGTGGTAAAACAACTCAACAACTCGTTCAAAGTGGCCCATAACTCGGATTATGACAAGGTCAAAAAACTAAAGGTGGGAGAAGTTTACCAATGTGATGTAAAGCAGCCTAGGAACTTGAAGTTTCACAGGAAATTCTTTGCACTGATCAACATGCTCTTTGAGAACCAAGAGCGATACACCAACCCTGATAGACTTCGAAAGGATTTGATAATAGCTGCAGGGTTTTATGATGAATGGTTCGATTTGGACGGGGTTCAGCAGAGGGAGGCAAAGAGCATCAGTTTTGGCAGTATGTCAGAGTATGAATTTGGGGAACTGTATTCGAGGGTTCTGGATGTAATAGTGGAGCACTTCAACTTCGATAAACAGGATATCATCGACAACGTAGAACAATATTTCTAATTAAAACAAAATGGAAGCATTAAACACAACAGAATTATCAACCGTAGTACAGGAATCTGGAATCGAAAAATCAAAAGGAGAATTAATCTCCAAAACCTTGGGCAGCTTTTTTGAAAAAGCAAATGAATGGAATGATACAATCCAGACACTTCAAATAAAAGATGTCACTGAAACTGGTAAAATGAAAATGGCCAGAGAGGCAAGATTGACATTGAAAAATCAACGTATTGAATGTAAAAAATTAGTTACTGAAAAAAGAAATGAGGTCAAAGCTAAAATGGCTGACTTCCAGTTGGAGGATAAACTTTGGCTCAAGTCATTTCAAATGGTTGAGGCCACTTTTAAAAATCTAGAGTCGAAGCTTGAAGAAAAGGAAAAGTTTGCAGAAAGGAAAGAAGCTGAGCGCCTTGATAAAATTGAAAAAGACCGTATTGATCAATTGTTGCCGTACCAAGAATTCTGCCAAATACACTCCTTGGATTTGAGGAAAATGGACAATGAAATGTTCAATGCAGAACTATCCAAAGCTAAAAGGCTATTCGATTTGGACAAGGCTGAAAAGGAAAGATTGGAAAAAGAACGAATCGCAAAAGAAAAAGCTGAATCTGAAGAAAGGGAACGAATCAGAAAGGAAAATGAGCGATTAAAAAAGGAAGCTGAGGAAAAGGAACGTGCCGAACAGGAAAAGATTGCCAAGGAGAAGGATGAGAGAGATGCTTGGCTTAAAAGAATTGAGGATAGAGGGAGTATTCTCACTGAAAAGTATGGTTTTAAAAAGCAGGGATATGACTTTGTCCTCAAGGATGTATGGTCTGTATACCCTGAGCAGCTAGGAAATTTTACAGAAGGTGAGTTTACTGAATATCAAAAGGATATTGAATCAGCAATTGAAAGAAAAAAGAAAGCTGATGCCAAACTCAAAAAAGAGCGAGAGGAAAAGGCGCGTATTGAGGCTGAACTGAAAAAGAAGAAAGATGCTGAGGAAGCTGAAAACAGGCGCATTCAAGCTGAAAAGCAGGCCAAGGAAGAAGCTGATAGAAAAGCAGCATTGGCACCTCAAAAACAAAAAATAACCAATTGGGTCAACTCATTTTCCATACCTGAAATCAATGAGTCTGGAATGGATATCGAGGCAGTAAACAAAATCCTTGAGATAGATGCAAAGTTCAAGGCATTTAAAAAATGGGCTGTCAATGAAACGAAATCAATTAAGTAATCCAAAATAAATAAAACTTTATGAAATCAATTGAAATTGTATCAGGAAACTTTAAGGGATTGTCCTCACTTGGATACTCATATATCCAAACAACCGAAGGGGACAATCCTAAACGCGATGTTGTCAACACAAGTTCGGACGGTGCAGTGCACCAAGACCTTGTTGATGCATTCAACAACCTCATACCCCATTTCGCACTCATATCGGAGCAAATCACAGAAAAGGAGGCTAATAAGCTTATTCAAAATGGTTTTGATGCGGAAGAGGACCATCCGTTGAAGCAGAAATACCAGGTGAACCAATTCAAGGTTGTTGGCAATGGAGAAACCGAGGGAGTTGAAATATCTGGTACCAGGCTTTTGGAACGAGGTTCCAACATCAAATGGACATCACCAAAGGTCAAATGGGATGATAAGCATTACAAATATTGCCGTGAACTTTCCGAAGCCATTGAAGTGGTGAAAGTGGAAATCAATGAATATATCAACGGCAAGCATGCCCCAAGTGATCAAGGTGACCTCTTTGACGGTTTTGTCAGTGATATGAAATCCAAGGGCATTGAAGTGAGTGCCGGTGCTGTTGAATCTGAATAGATATTTCACATGCAGATAGTTGAATTGAATTCAGAGTTTAACATTACGGTGCCCTTTAACCACTACACCAAGAGAAATCTTGCCATGGTAAAAGAACTACCGGAAAGAAGGTGGAATCCAAACAAAAAGGTTTGGAGGGTTCCTATAGCACATCGTGATTTAGTCAATGAACTGGCCAAGCGTTGCAGGGCCGAGGTCATTAAAGTTGATAATTCACAAAGGATTGAGATAGGGGAGTTGCCTGAGCTTCCAGAATTGGATTTGGAGCTTCCTCTATCACATCCTAAAGGCTTTCAGCTTCGCGAATACCAAGGTAAGGGAGTAGCTAGGGGTATGCAGCTTAAAAGATTTATCAATGGGGACGAACAGGGGCTTGGTAAAGCACAACCTGTTTATTCAAAGATTGCTACACCCCAAGGATGGAAAACATTTGGCGATATCAAAATTGGTGATTTAGTGTTTGGACTTGATGGTAAAACTCAAAAAGTAACTGGAGTATTTCCACAAAGTGAAAATGAAACTTATAGAGTTCACTTCAATGATGGATTTCATGTTGATTGCAATTTGGAGCACTTATGGATAGTAAGGGACCAAAATAGACGAAGAAGAGGAAAAGGATGGACCAATAAAACCCTTAAAGAATTATTGGAACAAGGCATTGAATACAAATCCAATCCGAAACGGGTGGCATACGGTGCTAAACCAATTTTAAAATGGGAATTGCCTTCAATTTCACCGGTTGAATACCAGAACAAGCATTTTATCATCCACCCGTACATTATGGGTTGCCTACTTGGTGATGGTTGTATGACAGGGAAGACACCATGCATCAGTATTCCTGATCATCAAATGGAAATTAAAAATAGGATTGAATCCTTGCTTCCGGATAACTTAAAAGTTTATATCAATAGACATCCTGATTGTCCTCAATATTACATCACCCAAACTGGAACAACTAAAGCAAATCCCTTTCAAAAGGAAATAAAAAGGTTAGGTATAAATGTCCATAGCAAGGACAAATTTGTTCCGATTGAATACTTACAGGCAAGCGTTGAGCAAAGAAAGGAATTATTGATGGGCCTTATGGATACAGATGGTTCTGCCAGGAGAAACAGAATTACTTACCATACAATGTCGAGTGGTTTGGTGGATGGTATTTCTGAGTTGGTTCAAAGCCTTGGAGGTTTAGTGAGGGTAAGAGAATATGATAGGGGTGAAAAAGGATTGGAGTACCAAGTAAGCATCAAATCAGATTTTTTTCCATTCACATTGACTGATAAACTGAACCAATGTTGGAAACGTAAAAGAAAATTCACTTCAAGATACATTTCAAAAGTTGAAAAGGTTGGAAAGCATGAGCATGTATGTATTTCAGTAAGTAATAAGGATTGTATCTATTTGACCAATCACTATGTACCTACGCATAACACCATACAGTCGATTTCAACACTATTGGCATTATCCCTTAAAGGATACGATGTATTTCCTACTCTGGTAATATGTCCAGCAGCCATGAAAACCACTTGGGAGCGCGAGTTCGAGGAATGGACCGATCTAAAGGCCATGATTCTTGACAATTCCAATAAAACCACTTGGCCGAATTTTCACCAGATGGGAGTGGCCGATGCCTTTATCACAAATTTTGAGAGCCTAAAAAAGTTCTTTGTGGAATATATGCCGCCAAAAGGGAAGCTCAGGCGTTCGGATCAAATCAAAATGAATCCCAACATCAATTTGTTCAAATCCATAATTGTGGATGAATCCCATCGGTGCAAGGATATCAAGACCCAACAGTCCAAATTGGTTCTTAGGATTGCCCACGGAAAGGAATATGTGATTCTGCTAACCGGTACCTCTGTGGTCAATAAACCCATCGACCTGTTCCCACAATTGGCCATTCTTGGAAGACACAACCAATTTGGTGGCAGAAAAGGATTTTTGGCGAGGTATTGTGAGGGTGGTTCCGGTGCTGCCAACCTAAAAGAACTTAACTATCTGATCAACAAATACTGTTTTTTCCGAAGGGAGAAGAAGGATGTTGCAAAAGATCTTCCCGACAAGCAGCGCCAGACCATCCTATGTGACATTACAACTAGAAAAGAGTACAACAAAGCGTTCCACGAATTCGAACAATACCTCAAGGAAAGCGGTTGCAGCGACAAGGAGATTGCCAAAAAAATGCGCGGGGAGATAATGGTCAAGATGGGTGAGTTGAAAAGGATTTCCGCATTGGGAAAACTCAATGAGGTAAAGGAATTCATTCGTGAGGTCAATGATTCAGGGGAAAAATTGATTGTGTTCTGTGTGCTCCATTCGATTGTTGATGAGCTGCTAAGGGAGTTTCCAAAAGCTGTAACGGTAACAGGTCGGGACAATTCCCAAAAGAAACAAGAGGCTATCGATGCATTTCAGAACGATGATGATACAAAGCTCATTATATGCAATATAAAGGCTGCAGGTGTGGGTATCACTTTAACAGCTTCTTCTAGGGTGGCATTCGTGGAATACCCATGGACATATGCCGATTGTGTTCAATGTGAGGACAGGGCACACCGTATTGGTCAAAAGAACAATGTGATGTGCACCTACTTCCTTGGAAACAACACCGTTGACGAAGACCTCTATAAAATGATTCAGGAAAAAAGACACGTGGCCAATACGATAACCGGGGCCACGGACACCATGGAAATGTCCTTTGTGGACAATATGATGGGACTATTTAATATCAAAGATTGATTATGGCCAGACCCCAAAGAAATAAGGTGGAATACTTTCCTCATCCGGTGAAGCACAGTAAAAAGATGAGTTATCTGGAAAAGAAATACGGCAATGATGGATATGCTGTATGGTTCAAGATTTTGGAGGAATTGGGAAATACCGATTATCATTATTTGAACCTCTCTGATGAAGTTCAGGTCATGTTCTTATCTGATAGATGTATGGTGAGCGAAGATTTGTTGGAAAGTATCATAGATGACTTGATAAGACTTCGTGAATTTGATGAGAAACTTTGGGTTGAAAACAGAATATTATTCAACGAAAAATTTGTTGAAAGCATAAAAGATGCCTACAAAAAAAGGTTAAATGAATGTATCAACAAAAAATCATTGTTCATCCTTTTAGAGAGTTTAGGGATACGTAAACCCTCAAAAAGTAACCATAAACCATCAAAAAGTGAAAGTGAAGGTTCCGTAAAACCACAAAGTAAAGAAGAGTATACTAAAGAAAAGAAAAATACCCCCAAACCCCCTAAAGGGGATTCAAGCGAGAATTCAAATTCTAAAAACCCAAAAATAGATTGGGAATTGCTTCTCCAAAAATTCAATGAAATAACTGGTAAAAAGGCTAGGGTTGTTCCTGATAAGGCCAAAAGGCAGATTAGGGCAAGACTAAAAGAGGGTTATTCCAGACAACAAATTCTCATTGCCATTAAAAACTGCAGTCAGGATCCATACCATATCGAGAATCCAAAGTTCCTGACTCTGGAGTTCATAAGCAGGTCGGACAAGTTCGAGAAGTATGTGCAATCAATACCTCAAACCAGTAAATCATCAAACCAAAACAACAACACGACAAGTAGAATCCCAATCGGATAATGGTAAAAACTGAGCAACATAACAAACTTTCGAATTCATCCTACAAAAGTGGATTGATCAACATCGGAAAGATTCCGCCACAGGCATTGGACATGGAAGAAGCTGTCCTTGGTGCATTGATGATCGATGAGCGCGGTTCTTTTGAGATAATGGAGTTTATGTTCAAGGATGCTTTTTACAAAGATGCCCACCAGCAAATATTTGAGAGCATCCATAATCTTTTCAAGAACAACGAACCCATTGATTTGTTGACGGTTTCCAAAAATTTAAAGTCCAAAGGAAAACTGGAATCCATTGGAGGGGACATGGCATTGGTTCAGTTGACACAAAAGGTTTCATCAAGTGCGCACATTGAATTTCATTCAAGGATCATTCTCCAGAAATACATACAGCGTAGTTTGATCAGGGTTTCAAATGAGTCCATTGAGAACGCCTACAAAGAGGATGCCGATGTGTTCGATTTGTTGGACCAGACCTACGACAATTTGAACTCGGTTACCGAAAGTGCAATAAAGAAAACTGAATCTTCATTTGGTGAAACCGTAATTGCGCAAATTGAAAAAGGCAGAAAGATTTACAAGGGTGAGATAAAACCGGGTCTTGAAACACCGTTCAAAAAACTTACCAGAAGAACCGGGGGGTTCAGGGATGAAGAGCTGATAATATTGGCAGCTAGACCAGGAATGGGAAAGACAAGTTTTGCTTTGACAATTGCTTTGCACGCTGCAGAGAACAAAACACCTGTTTGTATATTTTCTCTTGAAATGAGCAGCGCCAAGCTCATTGATAGAATCTTGTCCATGAAAGCTAGGATACCTGGGGACAAATTCAACGTACACGGTTTGAGTGACCAAGACCTGAATGTATTGGAGCCAATTTCGAAGGATTTCCAAAAAATGCCAATCCACATTGACGATACTTCTTCACTTTCCATTGATGAACTTCAGATAAAAGCGAAAATTTTAAAGCGTAAACACAACATTGGATTATTGGTCGTGGATTATCTACAGTTGATGACGGCATCGATAGGTTCCAAGGGGGGTAACCGTGAGCAGGAAATTTCAAAAATATCAAGAGGTCTGAAAAAAATATCAGGTGATTTAAAAATACCAGTGATAGCATTATCACAGCTGTCAAGGGCTGTTGAGACACGTGGAGGCAACAAAAGGCCACAATTGAGCGATCTCAGGGAGTCCGGAGCCATAGAACAGGATGCCGATATGGTAATGTTCCTATATCGGCCAGAGTACTACAATATCGATCAATGGGATGAATACAACAATGTTCCAACTCAAGGAGAATGCGAATATATCGTTGCAAAGAACAGGAATGGAGGATTGGTGAGGAATAGGGTTGGATTTGAGGCTAAGTACACACTTTTCTCGGATTTGGAAGAACAGGAACCGGACTTGGTCCCGGTAAGCGCTGCAGAGGCATTTGATTTACCAGAACATGATAACGATGATTTGCCATTTTGAACAAGTTTATCTCACATATCATCTCAGAGTGCAATAAGGCAGGGGTAAGGATTTATCCAGTGGTAAAGCATGGCATGTATTTACTTGAAATTGAATACAACAAAACCTCGAGGTTTAAAAAATGTGATGTCATAAAAATCAAAAAGGGAACCCAAAAGTATCACCCTAGAAAAAAGGATTGGCAAGAGAAGATCGAGGAACTCTACCAAAATATTTACGAAAAAAATATAATGCCAAAAAGTGAACTTCATGAAGGATAAGGATATGTACCCTGTGGCAAAAGATGAAGCGTTGTATTGGTTCGATGTGCTACAGAACAACTCGGTAAACAATATAGCAAAGGTTACGGGGATTGGGCGTGAAAGAGTAAGGAGATATATAACCGAAAGGCATCATTCAAAATATGAATAATTGACGAAAATGGAATACAACGAATTTCTAAAAAGCAAAATTAAACTATCCGAGAAGACCGGGTTTTCCGTAAACATGGCCGAGGTTTCAAAGCTTTTGAAGCCTCACAACCGAATGATGGTGAAGTGGATGGTGGAGGGTGGCAAACGGGCATGCTTTGCATCATTTGGCCTTCACAAGACCGTAACGCAATTGGAAGCCGTCAGGATAGTACTTACGAAGACCCGCGGAAAAGGTTTGATCGTTTGTCCATTGGGAGTTCGTCAGGAATTCAAAAGGGATGCAATTAAAATACTGAAATGGGGAAGGGAGCCAAAGTTCATACGTAGAAACGAAGAAATTGACGGTGATGGTATTTACCTGACCAACTATGAGAGCATAAGGGACGGTAAACTGGACCCGAGATTGTTTGAGGTGGCTTCCTTGGACGAAGCTTCCGTATTGCGCGGACTTGGTGGTTCAAAAACATTTAGGGAATTCATGCGGTTGTTCACAGGTGACGGTGGGCCGAACGGTAACAGGAGGGGTGAGGAAGGGGTGCCTTATCGCTTCGTTGCCACGGCCACGCCATCACCAAACGATTATATTGAACTACTGGCCTATGCAGATTTCTTGGGGCAGATGGATGTATCACAGGCCAAGACCCGATTCTTTAAAAGGGATTCCACGAAGGCCGATAAATTGACACTTCACCCCCATAAAGAAGAAGAATTCTGGTTGTGGGTAGCATCATGGGCATTGTTCGTGAGCAAACCATCGGATATAACAGGTGACCCTAAAGATGATGATGGCTATGTATTACCACCATTGAATGTGAACTGGCACGAAATAGAGACGGACCATTCCATGGCAGGTACCGAAAAGGACGGTCAGGTCAAAATGTTTAAGGATGCAGCTATGGGAATCCAAGATTCCGCACGCGAAAAAAGGGATACTCTTCACTTGCGAGTGGCCAAAATGATGGAATTGCGTAAGGAAGATCCTAAAGCACATCGGATACTTTGGCACGATTTGGAGTCGGAAAGGAAGGAAATCGAAAAATCCATTGATGATGTTGTGAGCATATATGGATCACAGGACCACGAAAAACGGGAGCAATGCATTGTTGATTTTTCGGACGGTAAATTCCAAGAACTTGCCGCAAAACCCATAATAGCAGGGTCTGGTTGCAATTTCCAGAGACATTGCAATTGGGGAATATATCTGGGCATAGGATTCAAGTTCAACGACTTCATACAATCAGTTCACAGGCTTCAAAGATTCCTGCAGACCAAAGAGGTCAGGATTGACCTAATCTATACAGAGGCCGAAAGACGAATCAGAAAACAATTGGAACGTAAGTGGGCAAACCACGATAAAATGGTAAAAAAGATGACTGATATTATCAAAAAGTATGGTCTTTCCCATCAAGAAATGGCCAAGCTGCTAGAACGCAAGATGGGAGTGGACCGTGTGGAATCAAAAGGGGAACTCTACACTATGGTCAACAATGACAATGTGGATGAATTGCCACGTATCAAAAGCAATAGCGTTGGTCTGGTGTTGACCTCGATACCTTTTGCCACACAGTACGAGTATTCGCCAAATTATTCGGATTACGGTCATTCGGACAGCAACGAAGAATTCTTCAAACAGATGGATTATTCCACCCCAGAAGTGTTCAGGACTTTGATGCCTGGACGGATAGCTGCCATTCATGTCAAGGACAGGATTATCCCCAGCGGATTGACCGGGCTTGGTTTCCAGACCGTTTATCCATTCCATTTGGACACCATCAAACATTTCACCAAGCACGGTTTTTCATATATCGGAATGAAGACTATTGTCACGGATGTTGTACGCGAGAATAACCAGACTTATAGATTGGGATGGACCGAGCAATGTAAGGATGGTTCAAAGATGGGAGTAGGGATGCCCGAATACCTTTTGCTGTTCAGGAAACCGCCAACGGACACATCAAACAGTTATGCCGATATACCGATTGAAAAGGATAAACCACTTGTAATCGATGAAAATGGCAAGCATGTTCCGTGGGGCGATGGCCTTGAAAAAGGACAGCGAGAATATAGAACCGCGGTCATTGGGACAGGATATTCCCGTTCCCGCTGGCAAATAGATGCGCATGGTTTCACAAGGTCATCAGGGGATAGGTGCCTAAAGCCAGACGAACTGGCAAACCTTGAGCATGAAAAAATTTTCAAGTCATTCAAGAATTACTCATTGAATGAAGTATATGACTTTGAGCACCATGTGAAAATAGGGGAGACATTGGATGCCAAGGGAAAACTTCCCACTTCATTCATGTTATTGCAGCCACAGAGCTGGAGCGATGAAGTTTGGAGTGATGTAACCCGAATGTTGACATTGAACAGTTCCCAATGGAGCAAAGGAAAGGAAATGCACCTGTGCCCACTGCAGTTTGATATTGTGGACAGGGTCATCGAACAGATGAGCAACCCCGGGGACATTGTTCTGGATTACTTCTCAGGAATTGGAACGGTACCGTACAGGGCAATACTAAAAGGGAGATATGGATATGGAGTGGAATTGAGCCCTAGTTATTTCTTGGATGGTGTCGGTTACTGCAAAGCTGCAGAGGCCAAAGTAACCATGCCCACATTATTTGATTTAATCGAAACCGAAAAAACAGCAGTATGAACGAATTGGACCAATTTGCATTATCAGCTATAAAAGGAACCGCAGGAAGTGCGCTAGAGAGTGACTTCTTGGCACAACGAGCATATAGCATAGCCAAGGCATGTATGAAAATCAAAGGAGATTCTAGTGAGAAGCCCGATGCGGATAAAAAGACACCCAATAATGGTAAACGAAAACCCAGAAAACGTAAAACTGATTTTACAAAGGCACGTTTTTCAAAAGATGGTACGTACATAATACCTGCAGACCTGACCATATTCAATGTCCTTGAAAAGATGGGCAAACCATCATGTGCAGGGGATATTGTTAGAAAATACAATGAAGAATCAGAGCACAACTGTGCACTTCATCATGTGCTTTCAATACTTGAGAGAATTCATGAACATGGATGGGTTGATGTGGATAGGTCGGCAAGACCCTTCATGTGGTCCTGTAAGGAAAACCCCGATTTGACTAAAACAGAAGAACAGGAAAAGCCTAAACTGGATGAAAAAACCGACACCTATTCCAGAAAACTGAAATTTTCCAAGGATCTTGGATACAAGAACGTTACCGAGGCGATAGCTGATTTGGGTAAAGATGTGTTTAACCAGAAGTTTAAAAGACGTAAATAATCAGCATGATGGAAAAACAACCTAACGTTTATTGGATTGATTTGTTCTGTGGGGCAGGTGGAACAACTACAGGTATTCATTTAGCGAATGCCAACGCTAAAGTTATCGCTTGCGTAAACCATGACAAGGGAGCAATCGAAAGCCATAAAGAGAACCATCCGGATTGTCTTCATTTGACCGAGGATGTGAGGGATAAAAAGGTGGTTTTGAGATTATTGAATTTGGTCACTAAACTACGAAAAGAGGATCCCGGTTGCATTATCAATATTTGGGCATCGTTGGAATGCACCAACTACTCCAAGGCTAAGGGAGGACTTCCAAGGGATGCCGATAGCAGGACGCTTGCAGAAAGTCTGCACATGTACATCGATATTCTGGACCCTGACTATATCCATATTGAGAATGTTCGCGAATTCATGGCATGGGGGCCGTTGGATGAGAGGGGTAGGCCAATTTCCAGAAAGAACGGACGGGATTATGTGAGATGGTGCAATGCTATCCAAGAGAAAGGATATTCCTATGATTTCAGGTTATTGAACGCTGCTGATTATGGAGCATATACTTCAAGGCTTAGGTATTTTGGACAGTTCGCAAAAAAAGGAATGCCTATAAGCTGGCCAGAACAGACACACTCGAAAAAAGTTTCCAAAGATTCCGGAATGTTCGAGAACAATTTGAAGAAATGGAAGCCTGTTCGTGAGGTATTGGATTTAGATGATGAAGGTGTTTCCATTTTTGAAAGAAAAAAACCTTTGTCCGAGAACACTTTGAAAAGGATTTATGCTGGATTGGAGAAGTTCGTGGCTAATGGAGATGATGAATTCTTATACCATAACCATGGAGGTAGTCCTAAAGCTAAGGTGTGGAGTATGGATTCGGCCACTAGAACGATTACTACAACCCCAAACCATAATAAAGTCAAAGCTGTTTTCTTGAATACGTACTATGGTAATGGTGGGGTTCATAGCCCAAAAGAACCGAGTCCAACAATAACCACTAAGGACAGAGTGTCAAAAGTGGATGTCAATTTCTTCATGAACAACTATTCAGGGGGAGGGATACACTCGAGCATCGATAATCCTGCACCAACGGTAACAGGAAATCCAAAATCGAATTTGGTAACTACCCAGTTCATTGATCAACAATATGGCCAATCCAAACCATCGGATATCGATAATCCATCAGGAACCGTAACGGCCAATCCAAAACTGAACTTGGTTTCTGCAAAACCTTGGATAATGGATACCAATTTTAATAATGTTGGGAGCGATATCGAAGAACCCAACAGAACGGTAACGGCATCAAGGCATCAGCATTATTTGGTAACTCCAACAAAATGGTTGGTGGATAACCAATATTCAAATAAAGGAAGGTCAATTGAAAGGGCTGCTCCCACAATCATAGCTAGGCAAGACAAAAAGCCATTGTACTTGGTCCATTCGGAGCAAACAAATTTTTTTGGGATAGTCGTTTTTGAGGATGATAGTCCTATGACCATTAAGATAAAGGAGTTTATGGCAGCATACCAGATATCCGATATCAAGATGCGGATGTTGAACATTCCCGAACTGTTAAGGATTCAGGGATTCCCAGAGAATTACAAGTTAAAGGGTACCAAGACAGATCAAAAGAAATTCATTGGAAATGCTGTGGTACCGGTAATGGCCCAAGCACTTGTTGAAAGCAATTACAGGGCATTGAAGAAACATTTTGAATTGGCAGCTTGATGGGAAGTCCTCACACATATAACCATCATATCATTCAATGGATGTTCGGGAACAAGATTTTGATAAAGTTCCCCTACGAAAGACATGACCTGTGGACCAATTCATTTAAGATAGTGCGTGAGGAAGTAACAAAGGAAGTACAACTAACATTATTCTAAAATAAAAGCAATGAGACAGCTGAAATTTAACGTATGGGATAAAAAGAAAAACAGAATGTTCCTTGATGCATTCAGGTTGACCCAAAGAGGCACACAAATATGTCATCAATTGCAAGCATTTAGTTCAGATGATTTGGTTTGGCTTGAATTCACGGGATTTAAGGACAAGAATGGAAAGGATATATATGACGGTCATCAAATTGGATACTGGAGTATGGTTGATGGCAAGAAAACTCAATCAAGGTTACAAGTTTTTTGGAATGAAACAACCGGCCAGTGGTGCGTGGATTTATCATCTGAACAGGATAAATCCTATTGTGATGCCCTTTGGACTGAACTAAGAGATTTTGACTACGAGATAGTAGGCAACATTTATGAGAATCAAATTAAAACAGAAATATGAAATCAATTGAATTTAAGGACGTGAACGTCCGTTTCGCTGAAAATCAAGAACAGTATCAAACATTGCCAGCTTTGAGGGTTGGTGATGAATGTGATACGATCATCACCTGTTGGAGGCTATGATTTTGGGAAAGGTTGATGCTTCTTTTCACTGGAAGAATATGGATGTCTGAAATGAATTTCCACAACAATCTCACACCAAGGTTTTTCTCTACAAAGCGAAAAGAGGTGTATGCCCGACCAGGAGAAAAGGAATATGAAAAAATAAAGAATGGTCAGTGAGTTTATTCAATTACGATGTATTCCTAATGGATGTGGAGAAGAAGCAATTTTCCGAAATGAAACATCTACATACGATCTGTACTGAAATTGGCATCAGTCGTATGACAGGGAGCCGAATCAAGGCAAAGAAACCATTGACTTTAGAATCTTTTTTAAAGGTGGTCAATTGGATGGGAACAGATATGAACAGGTATTTAATTAAATCGATAAAATGAAAACTAAAACAATTAAAAAAGTACTTTCCAAAAAGATTGATGCGTGGATTGACAGTATCACTGATGAGAAAGTCAGAAACGCATGTAGAAAAGATTTTATAGTAACAGGTGGTAGTATAGCATCAATGCTGCTAAAAGAGAAAGTCAACGACTTTGACATCTATTTCAAGTCGATTGATACCGTAAAATTGGTTTCAGACTACTACGTCAATCAAATCAACAAAGTTTACAGGAATACTATTTCTGATTCAATTATAGAAGTGGTGGACAGTAAAGAGATTCCATCCAAGGATTATGCTAATAAGCAGGATGCCACGAAATGGTCTATGTTTTCTGATGGATTGAAAAGATGGGATGAGCATAGAGTCAAAATATTCATTCCACACATTGGATTTTGGAGAAAATCTGATCCAAGAAATTGCAAAGAAAGCGAACCCCCTAAAGAGGAAACTTTTCAGCCAATTTATTTAACCGAAAATGCAATTACGCTATCCGATGACATTCAATTGGTAATCAGGTTTTTTGGGGATGCAGAAAAGATTCACGAAAACTATGACTTTGCACACGCAACAAGCTATTTCCACAATAAAGATGGAAAACGGGAATTGGTATTGAGGTCATCAGCCATGGAGGCATTGCTTACTAAAGAGCTCATTTACATTGGTTCGAAGTATCCATTGACCTCTATAATCAGGACAAAGAAGTTTTTGGGACGTGGTTTCACAATATCCGCAGGTACATATCTCAAGATTCTTTGGCAGGTCGCTGAATTGGATTTGAAAGACCCTATTGTTCTTCAGGAGCAACTGATAGGAGTGGATATAGCTTATTTCTCATTGCTATTGGAAGCACTGACAAATATTGCACCTGAAAAAATGACCTACAATTATGTTTCAGAGATAATTGACAGGGTTTTCAATGAATATGAGGAGGAGGAAGAGCCTAAATCAAAGGATAACGATGACCTTCTATTTTAAGCACACAAAAATTATAATATGACACTAGCATTCAGTACAAAATGGCCCAAGCACATGGGAGGTGGGGAGACACTTTTCATGGAAAAAATATTGAAAGGTTATCCTTTTCAAGATTCTGATATACGTGATGAGTGGTTAGGTGCTGATGGAACCATTAACTACCATCTTGGGGACAGTTTAAAATGGGATGTGTTCAGTAACCCAGATTTAGAACCAAAAGTTCACACTTTCAGGTCTGATTCAAAGGACAGATGGAAAGAGGGGAACCTTATACATCCCGCCATCAATAATCGAACGCCACAGCGATTCCAATTTGCCCCAACAATCAAATGTACCGGGGTTCAGAAGATTCAAATTGATCATGCTCCTGGTTTTGTACAAGTATTTATTGATGGGGCTTGGTTCGGGGATGCTTTCCATCACGGACTTGATGATATTTATAATATCACAAATGACTTAGAAACATTGGCCATTAATGATGGATTTGATTCAGTCGAACAGTTCTTCCAATGGTTCGACAAAGACTTTTCCGGCAAGATAATCCATTGGACTGATTTAAGGTATTGATATGAACGCTGTAAAAATCAAATATGGTGCCACCCAAGTAAAGGATAATGATGGGAACATCAAGTGGGCACCCGCAATGAAATTTGGAAACGGTGGTTGGTGTGTCATGTCCCATCAAGGGCAAACCCCATTGTACGATACCGAACAAGAAGCTGAACAATATTTTGAAGATTAACCAATATAACAGATATGGAATTAAATCGTGAACAACAAAAAGCATTGGATGAAGGCTTTTGTCCTATATGTTTTGATGCACTCACAAGAGCCGAAAAAGAAGTCAAGGTATGTACAACTTGCGGTAATTCATGGTATGATGACTAACCCTAAAAACAAAATGACCATATGAAAGTAAAAATAGATGCAAATATGGAGGTAAACTTCCTGTTTGATAAAGCAACTGTGCACTTGTGCTCAATAGAAATATCAAGGTACAATAAGATGATATCAAAAATGGAATCAGTTTCAGATAATGGTAAAATTGATATTTATGAACAATGCAATAATCGTACATCCTTAACCTTTGAAAGCGACTCTTTGACCCAAAATGATATTCAGGATATCAAGAAATACATTCAGTCAGTGATAAGAGCATCGGCAACAAACAGAATCATGGAGTATAAAGCTGGAATCGTTGCTGCCAAAACAAGACTAAAGGAAATCATCTAAACTATGAATCACAAAGTATTATCCACAATAGCAAAGGTATGGTGTAAATCCATTCTTTTTGATAGCATAAAAATTCAAGATACAAATGGATTATTGACACGCGCTGAAATGGAATCAGTAATGTTGGTTTCTCTAGAAATTGCTTCCGGTTTAACCGATTTGCCAATCAGGAAAACATTACAGGATATAGTGAAAGAACACAAGAAAGCCTCCGATGATAGTAAAAAAGAATACCTACCTGAAGTATGCATTGGCCAGAAGTACATGGTTGATGAAAAAATCTATATTCTGTTCGATATTCGGGCAACAAATGTGGACTCCCCTACTGACTTCACCATTTCATGTAGGTTCAAGGCAGGGGATGGTAGTTTCTTTGAGGAAAGAATCCAGAAAGTAATATCTGATCCAGAGATTAAATTAGTCAAGGAATAAACCCCAGATTACTAACATAATACTTGCATAATACTTCCTTTGTGAATATATTTGATTCATGGGAAGGGTCAATCCATTTGATAAATACCTCACAAAAGAGGACAAACTGCAAATCGCTATATGCGATTACCTTGACCTTCAGTACCCAAAAACCCTGTACACCCATCCCCACAACGAGGGCAAAAGAACCAAATTCGAACAGTTCAAGGCCAAAAAACTGAGAATGACACCCGGCATTCCAGATTTGCTCATTTTCCATACGAAGCCCATATCCCTAAAGCAACCGCTCAGGGTTGGGCTGGCCCTTGAACTAAAGATAAAGCCGAACAAACCCACGGACAATCAAATCAAGTGCCTATCAGCCCTCAACGAACAGAATTGGGAGACTGCCATCGTTTACGATTTTGATTCGGCCAAGGAACTAATCGACAACTATCTCGGATGACCCCGGAGCTGACCATATTGGCCATTGATGATATCACCCTTTTGGAAAAGAATCCAAGGACCATTGATAACTCGGAGTTCGATAAACTAAAAGAGGACATCAAAAGCGACCCTCAGTTCCTATTGCAACGGCCACCGCTGATTAACCTTAAGGATGGTGAACATATCTGTTACGCAGGTACCCAACGTGTAAAGGCTTGCAAAGAATTGGGCCAAAAAGAAATATCCTGTTTTGTGGAGCACGACATTCCAGCCAAGGTACAGGACAAAAGAATGCTTCAGGACAACCTCCACCGTGGCCAATGGGATATTGATAAACTCCTGGACTTTGATTTCGAGATGTTCGAACTAAAGGAAATCGGATTCGAGGATTTTCAACTCAACGTTTTCACTGATGATGTCAAACTGGAAGAGGATGACTATCAGGTGGATCTTCCCGAGAAACCAGTGACCCAAAAAGGGGACATCTATCATTTAGGGGACCATACATTGTTGTGTGGGGATTCCACAAGCCCAGAGGATGTATCAACCCTTATGGCAGGTAAAAAAGCACAGCTGATATTTACCGACCCACCATACAACGTGGATTATCATTCCGCAAATGGGAATTCATATAACTCGTCCAAGTACGGAGGGGATGGTGGAAAGATATTCAATGACAACCAGTCCGATTCCGATTGCATAAAGTTCTATACGGACGTACTGAATAATCTGCATAAGCATTCTACCGATGATTGTCCCATATATTGGTGGTACGCATCCAAGAACTATCCACTCAATTCCACTGCATTCCTGAACACTAAATGGCATATTTCCCAAAACCTGATTTGGCTAAAGGAATCAATGGTATTCGGAATGGGCCAAGATTACCATAGATGTTATGAACCTTGTCTGTTCGGTTGGAAGAAAGGAAAGAAGCATTTTATTGCCCAAGGCATCAATAACCTGAAGGATGTTTTTGCACTCAATTACGAGGACTATCGTGATGCCATGGATGTATGGTACGAGAACCGCGATAAAACGAACACATATATCCATCCGACCCAAAAACCTATCCGACTTTCGGAACGTGCATTGAAAAAGCATTCATTGCGTGGTTTTATTGTATTGGATTTGTTCGGAGGCAGTGGTTCGACCATGATGGGTTGTGAGCAATCCAATCGTATTGCAAAACTGATGGAAATGGATCCTAAGTTCTGTGATGCCATAGTGAAAAGATACGTGGCTTATTGCCGTGCAAACGACAAGGAGGTCAAAGTAATAAAGAACGGTGCCGATATCTCAAACGAGGATTGGATTATCAATAAAAAAAGCAAGGGTAAATGATATTCTATTTACAATGCTGAAAATCGTGGGGTAGAGCAGTTGGTAGCTCGCTGGGTTCATGTCCCGGAGGTCGCAGGTTCGAGTCCTGCCCCCGCTACAACAATTAGAGAGAGTGCCCTAGTGAAAGGAGAATTCATTGATAGGTTGAAGTACAAAATTTACCAATGAATGTTCTTTCGGTTCTGATCAAACCGATAGCTAGGGCCAAAGAAATTAATTATTAACTATATTGTTGGACTTCAAAAACCCAACAATGGTAAATTATAGGAACAGACTTATGGCACTCATCGATGTACTCAAAAGTAGATTGAGCCGTCACAAGGACAAACTCAAGGACCTGGAATTGTTGGTAGACAAAAATCAAGCTTCATCAAACCAGAAACAACAGTTTGTCGAATTGAAGGCTAAAATTGAAGAAGATGAGACTATCATCGATTTAGCCGAGGGACTGTTGGAAACTGATGATAGCTGATATCTATGTAACTCTTGGAAAAGAACAATTATCGGAAAAACCATATCGGGAACAGATTGAAAACTTCCTGATGTGCAAAGGTGATAATGGATGGTTCTTTTGGTGGAGACTCCCATTTAAACCTAAGAGGGACTTTCAATGGGTTTACATAGTTATCGGAAACAGGGTTAGGTGGAGAGCAAGATTTGTTGATCACATGGGCGCAGGTACCAAAGAATTCTCGGATGGTTCTTCAATGCACTCAAATCACTGGATAACCCTTATTGATTTTGAAAAACTACCAAGACCCTATGAAGTCAAAAAAGGATTTCAGGGTTTCAGGTACAAATATTCATAGAAATGGAAGAAGGGGAAAAAGATAAAGGGGGTAGGCCAACGAAGTACGACCCAAGCTTCAATGAACAAGCTTACAAACTTTCTTTGGCTGGATTTACCGATAAGCAAATGGCAGATTTCTTTGAGGTAGCAGAATCCACGATCAACTTATGGAAAATCAAATTTCCGAAGTTTTCGGAGTCCCTAAGAAAAGGAAAGGAAATTGCAGACAGTGAAGTTGCCCAAAAGCTGTTCCAACGTGCCATTGGATATCAATACACTGAAAGCAAGACTGAGAACGACCCAAATCAAGGTATCATCAAAACCACACAAACAACTAAGACAGTTGTTCCAGACCCAACCGCACAGATATTCTGGTTAAAGAACAGGCAACCTGATAAGTGGAGGGATTCCAAGAACATTGATCATACAACAGGAGGTGAAGCTCTTGTTTTGAATGAAGAAGACCGAAAGGCAAGAATTGCTGCATTGAAGAAAAAAATGAATGAGTCTGACGAATGAAGAGATTATTGAACTTGAAAGGCTCATCAGACAGGACAATCTTTTTGAGTTCACAATGGCCACTTTCGACAAGTTTGTTCCAGAGTGGTTTCATAAAACGTTCTATGACATTTTAAACCGGTTCGCAAAAGGGGATATAAAGAACCTTATTTCTTCCATGCCACCACAGCACGGAAAATCCGAAGCAAGTACCAGGAGATTACCTGCTTTCATTTCAGGTATCAGGCCAGATGAAAAGATGGCCATTGTCAGCTATTCGGCAACCAAGGCGCAGAAGTTCGGTAGGGAGATAATCAATATCATCCGAGAGCCATCGTACAGGAATATATTTCCACATGTGGCATATCCTGAGCGCGGTTCCACTAAGGCAAAATCAAACACAAATATGGAAAGGGAATCGCTCAATTCGGATGGTTCCATGAAGTTTGTAGGTGTAGATGGTCCATTGACGGGAGACCCTGTTGATATTCTTATTCTGGATGACCTTTACAAGGGATGGAAGGATGGTAATTCTCCAGTGACCCAAAAAGCTGTTTGGGATTGGTACATTACCGTATCCGATTCAAGGCTTCACAATGATTCGCAGGTTCTTATCACGTTCACCAGGTGGAGCGAATCCGACCTTATCGCAATGTTGGATGAAAAAGGTTTCGTGGTCCACTACGATGGTACCGAAGATTTGGATGATGTGATTTCACGATTGGACCATGGCCAGTTTCTGATGATAAACTTTCAGGCCATCAAGGAGGGAAAGCCCAATAAAATCGATCCAAGGGAAGAAGGGGAGCCTTTGTGGCCATATAGGCATTCATTGAAGAAACTGGAAGCTACTAGGGCAAAGGACCCGGATAAGTTCGATTGTCTTTATCAAGGAGACCCACAGAACAAAGAAGGGTTGATGTATCCAAAACCTTTCAAGACTTACAGGAAGGTGCCCAAGTTCAAGACCATCAAGAACTACACCGATACGGCAGATAGCGGGGACAATTACCTATGCAGCATCAACTATGGTGTTCCATTGGATGACAATGACCCACACTATTACATACTCGACTGGGTGTACACTGACAAAGGGATGGATGTAACGGAGCCAATGACCGCCAACTTAATTAAAAAGAACAGGGTCAGGAAAGCCCATATCGAGAGCAATAATGGTGGAAAAGGCTTTTATCGGAACGTGAAGAAGTTGGTCGATGACCATAGGGTGGAATACGATTCATTCCATCAAAGCGACAATAAGGAGGCGAGAGTCTATTCAAATTCTGCCACGGTCAACAATTGTATTGTTTTCCCAGAAAGCTGGCATATCAAGGACCCAATTATGTACAAACACATTACAAAGTTCAAAAAGATGTTCAAGGCGAATGATTTTGATGATGCACCAGATGTACTGACCGGTATCATAGAAAAAGAAACACAAGGTAATCAAGTCCATGAATCGGAGGTCAATGCCGACGATCTAGGGCTGTTATAAATAAAAATTATGGAAGAACTATTAGCATTGATAGAATCGGGTGACATCACCAAGGCCTATGAATCATTCACGGCCAAGAAAGGTGTGCCTGATTACGCACGTGAATACAACAACGAGCGTGATATCCGAGATACCCAAGTGGGCAAGAGAAAGGACAAGGTTGTCAAAAACGAGGTAATTCCAGTTACCAAGATAGCCATTCCTTTCCAGCGTAAAATCGTTAAGAGCGCTGCATCTTTCCTTTTTGGAAGTCCTGTCAAGTTGGTGTCAAAGGATGAGACAGATGATATATCAAAAGTCAGTCAAATTTGGGGGAAGTTGAGAATGAACCAGCTGCTATTGGATTTCTGTAAAACTTCAAAATCCGAGACGGAAGCAAGTTTGGTTTTCTTCCATGTCAAAAAAGAAGGGGAGGATCCTTATTTGAAAGCTAGAGTGCTGTCAAATGACAATGGAAAGGTTTTCCCAGTTATTGATGCATATGGGGATATGGTGGCCTTTGGATGGGAATACACCGCACGTGAAGGAGAAAAGGATGTGAAGTACCTGTATGTATGGACAAAGGATAAAGTGATTCTCAGCAAAGGGGATGGTTCCAAATGGGAGCCAGTTGAAGGATACCCACAAGAAAACCCATTCGGGAAGATACCAGTAGTGTATTTGTCTCAGGATAAACCTGAATGGTGGGAGGTTGTACAGTTGATAGACAGATTCGAGATGCGGTTCTCCAAGTGGGCCGATACCAATGATTATTTCGGAGCACCGATGTACAAGGCCAAGGGAGGTGTGAAATCATTTCCTAAAAAGGATGATACAGGTAAAATCATCAAACTTGATGTTATCGAAACTGACAAAGGAAATATCATTGAGGCCGACCTAGATGTACTGTCATGGGACCATGCACCGGAATCCACAAAAATGGAATTGGACACCAATAAAGGATTGATTTATGGCATGACCGACACTCCCGACCTGACCTATGATTCCGTTAAAGGTCTGGGCAGCATATCCGGAGTGGCATTGGAACTGTTGTTCTTTGGTTCCATTATCAAAGCAAAATGGGACATGGGCGATTATGTTACCGTGGTAAGCCGTGCCATCAATATCATGAAGGCTGGAATGAACAATATTCTCAAAGGAGAGAATACTGTTTCTGAAGAACTTGAAGTAGACATACAATTCACGAGCATACTACCTCAAAACCTTAAAGAAACCATTGAGATACTGACCGAGGCCAGTGGAGGCAAGCAGGTAATGAGCCAAAAAACTGCCATGAAGAACAATCCTTTGGTGGATGATATCAAACAGGAAGAGGATAATCTTACCGAAGAATCAAAGCGTGAGTCTGAGGTTTTGGGTGGAACATTAAACGTTTAGGGATGCCAATAAAGGGAGAAGGTTTTGAATTCGTGGAAGTAAAGGAATATGAGGCCATTAGCTGTGAAATGAATGTGGAGCAACCACCTGTTGTTCCTGTCGATGGAATTGAACTTCATGAAAATGAGTTTGATGATGGCAATGCCAGGTGGAGCACTTTGAAGTTGATTCAACACTCCAAGAAGTTTCCTTTTTTCGATATGCCGTTGGCTGGTATCAACTTGAGTGGTGGTGCATGGGGAGAAACAATGTCGTTTGATGATTTCATACATCACTGCAATCGTGTAGAGAATACGGATTTGAAGCATCCCATCATTTTGGATGACCAAGGAATCATTTGTGATGGATGGCACCGAGTGTGCAAGGCAATACTGGAAGGCAGGAATACAATCAAGGCGACTCGGTTGAACAGTATGCCAAAGCCAGACATGAGGTATGATAAAAGTGAGCAATGAAAAGAATCAAGGCATTCACAATGAAAATGAAGTGGGTTCTGTTCGGTGGCAAACCTTACAGGAAGGCTGTAGAGGAAATCAATGAGAAGGTTTATGGTATTGCCTATGAAAAACCCAAAAATAGATTCAGGCCCAGCAATGGGAACTATGCATCCACAAAGCGATGTTCGCACAAGAAAAAGCGTGTAACTAAAATCAATATATAATGGAAAACAAGGCCAAAGAATCAGTTAAAAACTTTATGGAAGCCTTTAAGAAAGGGGACTATAAAAAATTATTGGAGCAATGTCAATTGACTTACCGCACCCAGAACACGTTCCAGAAGCTACAGTCGCTTCTTCCCAATCCAATCAAATCATTTGAAATTGGGGATACTAAAAAGGAATCGGATGTAATGTACGATGTATCGGTAAAGGTAAAAACCGATAAAGGGGACAAGCAGCTCACTGTAAGAACAGTTTGTGAAAAGGGACCATGGAAACCATCAGCCCAAGGAACCTTTGGAGTGAACCCGGTATCCGTACAAAAAACCTTGCTAGGTAAGTAAATTGGAAAAGGAAAACCACAACATATTGTTGGCGTACCTGACATCACAGGAAAGACAGCTCAGTCGGATATACTCGAACATGTCCGCTGAGCTTGCTTCTGTTTTACGCAAGTACAAAGTCAATTCGTCATCTAAGTTGTGGTACCGTAACCAAAGAATCAAAAAAGAGGTTGACAAGGTATTGGCCAAGTATCGCAAAATACTGTTCAACCATTTATCTGATGCCACAAAAAAGGCATGGGATATGTCGGATTCCCACAATGACAAGTTTGTCGATAATTATATCAAGGGAATCAATGTACCTGAATCCATAAAGGCCACGATGTTAAGTAGAAATACCGAGGCTTTTAAATCATTCCTTAAACGTAAATCGGGAGGGTTCACTTTATCGCAAAGGGTATGGAACATAACCGAGGCCACACGTGCCCAGCTTGATTATTTCGTTGCTGAGGGATTGACCACCGGAAGGTCTGCAGTTAAACTATCAGGGGATATTCAGAGGTACCTGAAGCAGCCGACCAAAAGGTTCAGAAGGCTCAGGAATCCAGAAACGGGAAAACTGATGCTCAGTGACCCTGCCAAAAACTATCATCCTGGTACTGGGGTATATCGTTCCAGTTTCAAGAATGCATTGAGGTTGGCAAGGAATGAAATCAACATTGCCTATAGGGCATCCGATGTTGAGCGCAGGAAGAACCTGCCATTCGTTTTGGGTGTACAGGTAAACCTTAGCCCAGCACATCCAGAGTATGATATTTGTGATGAACTGCAGGGGCTTTATCCGAAGGAATTCAAATTCGTTGGTTGGCATCCGAACTGCCTTTGTTTTACCACAAGCAAGCTGATGTCAAAAAAGGATTTCATTGCATACCTGAACAACACTTCAAAGAAATTACCCAAACCTGTTAGCACGATACCTGGTAGGGCCAATAGGTTTTTGAACGACAATGCAGACAAATTGAAAAAATTGAACTCAACCCCATATTTCATTGAGGACAATTTTAAACAGACCAAAGAGGGTTTTAAACTTAATCTACAGTAAAAGTGAATATTAGGGAGGATATCTTAAGTAACGCTCAAAGGTATATAGATGCCTATGGACTCGATTGCTCGCCTGAGGAAATGTTCATTGAGTTTCAAAAAATAACCAAACTCCATGAGGAGTTCGAGGAATACTTTAAAACCACTCCCTACTATCAAAAATTGAACAATATGAAAAACCGTAGTAAGCGAATGCTCGAAAAAAGAAGGCTTTTCTATGAATGGTACATCCTTAACAACCAAGATGGCACATATGTGAAGGAGATAATCCATGACCTTTCAGAGATGACTTTCACAACGGGCAGGACGGTATATTCTTCCCTAGTTTCTTGAAAATGTTGAAGCTATTGAAATAGCGAACCGATTTACACTTCTTAAAATCGGTGTTCACATATTTTTGAGAAAACAAGTTCTATGAATCTTAAAAAGAAACTCAAGCAAGCACTCAAAAAGGCAGGGCTTAAAGAGGGTCTCGCAGATTTTATCAAAATTGAATCCGAAGACCAAATCGAGGGGGTAATCGAAGAATTATCAACTCAAGACGAAGAAGAAGAAATCGACTTCAAAAAATTATTGTCTTCCAAGGAATTTTCAGAATTCGTAGAGGAAGAAGGGTTTGACCAAGTTGTTGAAGGGTCAAAAACTTTGAAATCCAAATTCGATAGTAAAGTTACCTCTGGCATCAAAACATTCAAGAAGAAGTTCTTAAAGACTACTGACCCGGATGATGATGATGACGACGATGATGGCGATGGAATTTCCAAAAAGTCTAACAAGGATATGCCCGCCTGGGCGAAAGAACTCAAAGAGGACATCAAAAGCTTAAAGCAAAAGGATGAAACCGATGAGTGGGTTGAACAGGTTACAGAGGCATTGAAAAAATCAAAGATTCCTGAAAAGCTTCAAAAGAAATGGGCTTCACGTATCATCAAGGACGATGATAAAAAACTTGAAGAACAGGTCAAGGAGTTGGAAGAGGAGTTCGATGATTTAGGTAAGGATTTCGGAGGATCTTTCAAAGGGTTGCCAACTGGTGGCCCAACCGATGATAAAACAGCATCTGATGATGAGGTTGATGAGCTTGTTGACAGTATTGTCTAACAAAAATTTAAATCATGCCTACAGCAAATTTAACTTCAAAATCCAGCATTGACACTACCAATGATTCGGTAGTCATTGTCAATCATTTGGAGGGGATTACGGGCGGACGTACTCTTGACGTTACTGGTTTTGCCGATTCTGAGATCAGCGCAGGCCATGTTATCATCGAAGAGGATGCTACCGGAAACCTTAAACCCCTGCCAACAAACGGTACCCTGCCAGCCGATCATACCTACAAAGGTATTTTGGTCGCTTCCTTGAGTGTGGATAACCCTCAAGCAGCTGTGATGGTAAGAGGCACCGTGAACGAAGCATACTGCAAGTACGCTGTACCTGCAGGAGCGAAAACAGCCTTGAGTTTAATCCGATTTATTAGCGAATAATTATGGTAGCTTCTATATTTAAAAACTACATAAGCAAATATCTTGGTGGAGTAGCCAAGAAGATTGTTGAAAAGATAAACGGGAAGCCCGAGGATGTTGTGTATGAACACACAAAATATCTTAAGAAGGAGTTTTCCCCAGATATGAAATTCTCTTCATTGAGCACCAACACATCCATTGTTGCTGCCGATGTCGTAGCACTTGATTCCCCTCTTCCATTGAAAAAGAGAGGTTCTTACAGTTCCGCTGAAGGAGAGGTTCCAAAATTGGGTATGAAGAAATCGATGAACGAATCGATGCTTCAACAATTGAAGAACCTACAAGCCAGAGGCGAAAAGGAAAAGCAGATCGTTGCGAAATTGTTCCAAGATGGGGTGGACATCATCAAGGGTGTTTATGAGCGATTGGACATCATGTTCCTACAGGCTTTATCCACTGGTGTGACCGTAATCGATGAAACCGATAACACTGGTACCGGAATCCGTATCGATTTTGGTGTGCCAGCTGCTAACCAATTCGGTGTAGTTGAGCCATGGAAAGAATCCGATGCCAGGCCTATCGATGACATTGAGAATGTCACAAGTAAGGCAAGACAAATGGGTTATGCCCTGAGATACATTTGGATGGACAAAGTGACATACAATAAGTTCAAGGCCAATGCTCAGGTAAAAGATGCTTTTGCTGGATATTCAAGAATTCCATCTGCAAACCTTTTCAGGCTTAAAAATGCAGACCTTCAAGAGTTCATTACCGAGGAGTACGGCTTGACCATCATCGTTATCGATAAAGTGGTTCAGGTAGAGAAAAACGGTCAGAAATCAAGTGTTGAGCCATGGCAACGTGGAAATGTGGTGTTTACCACTTCTACAGACCTTGGAACACTTACTTGGAGTGAGCTTGCCGAAAAGGACAGTCCAGTGAAGGATGTGGAATATGCAACCGTTGATGATTTCATCTTGTGGTCCATCTTCCGTACCAACGACCCATTGAAGGAGAATACCAGCGTACAGGCATTGGCCGTACCGGTATTGGACAACGTGGATGCGATATTCATTATGGATTCCAATGAATCCTTGGAGGTTGATGCTGGAGAAATAGAAGGTGATGCCACCATTACCATCTATGGATCAGACTTGACCAAAACAACAGTTATCTCTGAGCTTGAAACCATATTGGATGATGAAGTCGATTCAGACATCACGGATGCCGACCTTATCAAGTTGATTGATACATTGTCCGATGAGGATGAAGAAGCCTTGAAAACTGCTCTTGGAGTCTAATGACCATCCTTGAAGCCATACAAGCAAATCCAATATTGGCCAATGTGCCGATAAATCATATTGAATCATCATTGATCGGCCGTTCCGTTGATGGGACGGCTGTATATGATGAAAGTTCTTTGAAAGATGTTGAACTCGTTTCGGCAGACCTTTATGTAACCATTTCGATGTTGCCTGAATTCAAGGAGGGACAATTGTCGGTTAAGTACGACACAAAGACCTTGAAGGATAGGGCTCTTGCCATTTACAACAAGTATGAGGATCCTAAAGCTGACGAAATTGGACCAACGCCCATTAATGTTGGAATCAGTTCCGTAGATGCTTAAGAGATATCCACATACTGGCAAAATAATGATAGTGACCGAGGTCAGTGCACCTGATGGACTGAATACCGAGGAAACTGCAGAATTTGACATTGAAGGTAGGTTCGAACCTGCAGCAAGAAAAAGTGCTGGTATTGACTACAAGGCCAAGTTCTATTGCAAGAACATTGATTACCTGCTGAGGAAATTCATTGAAGAGGGATTGTTTCCCGAGGATTTGATTTCCCAAGAAGACAACCGCGAACTAAAACCGTTCAGTGTGGATGGTCAAACATTCAAGTACAACGGAAAGATATTCGAGATTGTCATGCTCCACAATTATCAAACACATTGTGAGATATGGCTGGAATAAAAGGAATCAGGGCTTTGTTCACTGGAAGACAGGTCCAGAACTATCTGGATGGTGTTATGGAAGAGCAGGAGAAAAAATCTTTGCTCTCATTGCAGTACTTGGGCGAAGAGTTTGTCAATAAGGCCAGACTTACAGGAAACTACACCGATAGGACTGGTAACCTTAGAAGTTCCGTGGGCTACATCATATTACATGATGGAAAAGCAGTTGACAGGAATTTTGAAGGTCGGCAAATAGGAAAGGACCAAGGACAGAAGGTAGCGAACGAGGTAGCAACCCAGTATCCAAGAGGATGGGTATTGATAGGAGTGGCAGGAATGGAATATGCCGCTTATGTCGAAGCTAAAAACTATGATGTAATCTCTGGCTCTGCACCTGGTGCACAGTACATAAAATCAATCTTAAGTGAAATCGGGAATTAAAATAGTATCTGAGCTCTACAAGTTGATTGATGTGGAACCATTGAAAAGCAACATATCCGGAGACATCCTGATAGGGGAGGTCGGTGGAGGCAATGATGACATGGAGCATATCACATTGAACTGCCTGACAAATCCAAACCAGTACCTACAGGTCGGATTGATAAACCTGAACATTTATGTTCCCAGATTAAAATCTGGAAGGGCCAATGCTTTAAGGTTTAAAGAGATATTCGATTTGGTTGAACCTTTGGTTGATGATGTGGAAGGGAATGGTGTGAGGTTCGATATAGTCGATGACAAAGGGGTATTCAAAGATCAAGATAGGGATTTGATGTATTTCAACAACATACGCATTGAGTTTAAAACATTTAAAAACAGCTGACAATGTCACAAGAAAATAATTTTTTAGGAATTTCATCTTTTGAGTTGGGCGCACCCGGTGATGGTATCATGGGAGCGGTTCTTACCAACTTTCCAGATGTAGAGGTAGGTTCCGTGAACCTTGAGGGTTCACAGCCTACGGAAGAGACCATCCCAACAGAGGGAAGTAACGCCTATATTTCCGTAAACGGAGAAGCTTCACCAAACCAAGTCACTGCCAGATTGTATGGGGTAACACCTTCACAAATGGTCATGTTGGCAGGAGGGGAAGTAAATGGCACCGATGGGCTATGGGAAGCACCGAATACTATTCCTGACATCTATCTATCATTTAGAATGAAGGGTAACGCTTTGAAGGATAAAAGAGGTGTTTTGGAAATGGCATATGCTAAAGTGACCGCAAGGCACCAAGGTACTATCACAAAAAACGGACTTCCTGCAGTTGATTTGACCATTACGGCCAACGACCCAATTTCAGCAGCCGAAGAAGTAGGCCCACCTTACAGATTGGGTGTAGAGGACGTAATCTAAAAATAGAACTTCAAATAAAATCAAAGCCCATTCACGTGGGCTTTTTTTGCCTATGGACAATAAAGAAAAACTGATAAACGCATTTGTACAGAATCCAACCACCTATACAATTGAAGTCCGTAACAATGAAATGTTGCCCGAAGACATGAAGGAAAATGAGGAATTGAACATTACGATCAAACCTCCATCCACTTATGTGCTTGGGCTTTGTGCTTCCATGATGTTTGATGTCCCAGAGAAAATCCTAAAAATGGATAACATCGATTTGAAGGAAGCTATGGAGTACCAGGAGACCATTGCCAAAATCATATGTGTGCTTTCCCATGAAAAACCAAACTATCCAAAATGGTGGGTCGATTTCATTTTGAAGAACGTGGCCATTGTGGACCTATTGAAAATAATGAACGAAACGGCCTTAAAGTGTAACCCAAGTTTTTTTTTGAGCTGTTTCCAGATTGCCGAAGCGAGCAATCCGATGATGCTAAGCGATTCAACCCCTACCAGCTAGTAGGTTCCATTTGTAACCATTATCATCTTGATTGGGAATATGCAACAAAACAAATGTCTTTCCAGAACCTATTGCTGTTGGCATCCAGTGCACCGAGTTATAAGTCCGAAAAGGACAAGAATAAAGAAGAACCAAAAGACTTCACATCATTCATAATGGGAAAAATGAAAAAATGAAAAAATGAAAAAAGCATTCAACATCGTATTTGACAGATTAAAGGAAAAATCAGTGGACCAGAACGTCCTTTGCGCTCCATTTTGGAGGAAGGTAATGAAATTGAAGGATGACTTCAAGGAAGAAGATGCATGGGAACTTCTTTTGGACAATATCGAATGGATGATCAACATGGAAGTGATTTCAACCGCAGAGCTTCTTGAATGGTTCTCTTATGAGGAACTGGTCACACATAGGATTTATTCAAGTGGGGACGTACTTTGTAACAATGATAGGTGTATTGGCATTGGAAGTGCCCACATCAAGGCAACGGGTCACTCAAGGGTTGTTCTTTTCGATAAGGCTTCATGTGATGCCTACGATTCCACATTCGTATCCGGGTACCATAACAGTTATATGAAAATAAATGATTGTGTTGGAAATGCCTTCCATAACTGTAAATCACAGGTCAGGGGTTATGGTAAACTAGAATCTTGGTCGAAATATGCTGCATTGGCGAAGAACTTCAGCTATGTGATACTGCATGATGGAGCCGAGTGTAATGGTACCAGTCATGTGCATGTATTGAAGCAATAAATTTCAAGTGTTAAAATGCAAAATGTTTTTTCCAATTTTGCAGGTAAATTATATACAATAAATCTCTTGGATTATATATTCACTCCACCCAATACCCTTGCATTGGTATAGTTCCTGTCCGTTACGTGCCTAATATTCGATGGTATTTCTACCTTCTGGCCATTGGAATAGGTCTCGGCAAAGTGTATCTTGAAAGTAATATTGTCGGGCACTATGAAATCAGGCAATTGCTCCACGGCAATATTGATGTTTATTTCATCATAGAACGGGCATAGGTACAATGCTTTATTCCTGCCATACTCAATGAGTTTCTTCTTGATGAGCTCTTTATCGATTATCCACCTGGTATTGTTGTCAAATCGGCCATAGTTGTACCAGTACCTACGATTGTCCTTATAGTTTCCACTACCGGTAAGGTTGTAGGAAATGAAATCTATTTTTTTGCATCCCCACCCAAAGGTATCGGCATTGATATGGCAATGCTTAAGGTCATCATTCCTTAAATCGGCACATTCGCTGATTCTGTGGGCATGAAGTATGAATTGATAGGGGTGTACCTCAGTATTGTTCCAATATGCCGTTGTACCCTTCCAATTTTGGATAAAACCGAACAATGTACGCATCATTCTATAGGCATCCAACAGCCTTTCTTCAGGAATCTCGAGAACTACAATCCCATTCGAGAAAGAACCACCCAATTCCAAGGCAAATGCAAGCGCATCCTTGAAGTATTTTGAACGATTTTCCTTGAACTCCAATCGGTACATAAACTGTTGAAACTATTGAAAGTGGCTTTAAAGATACAGGAAATCGGATACACCAAAACCTAATTTTAGTCAAAATCAAAGTTTTAATGGTCAAGGGAGATAACAGTCTGTACTTTGCAACTGGTCTGGATAATTCAGGACTTCGCTCAGGTGCATTGGATGCGGTTTCGATTATACAGGGATTGGCAGGAAAGGTATCCAAAATAAATCCTTTTGCTGCTTTGGCCTTGGGCGCTACAGCCGCATTTGCCACTATTGCCAATGGCGCATATGATATGGCAAAGGACTTTGAAAAGGCCATGAAGGAAGTGGCCACTATATCAGATGCCGTTCAGGATGACTTTGACGGTATTTCCAAATCTGTATTCGACCTTTCAAAAATCACGCCCGATGGCCCAGAGCGTTTGGCCAAGGCATACTATCAAATCGTATCTGCTGGATATGATGGCGAAAAGGGAATCAAACTTCTTGAGGTTTCGGCTAAATCAGCGGTCGCAGGTGTTACTGATACGATTACTGCAGCTGATGGTATCACTACCATACTCAATGCTTTTAATATTGCTGTTGAGGATTCTGAAGAGGTTGCCGATGCATTGTTCAATACCGTAAGGCTAGGTAAAACGACCTTCGGGGAACTTTCTTCCAATATATCACAGGTTGGTCCCATTGCTGCATCATCCAATATACCACTCAATGAGGTATTGGCCACGGTCGCTTCTTTGACAAAACAAGGTGTGCCCACGGCACAGGCAATGACCCAAATAAGGGCTGCCATTGTTGGTTTGAACGAATCGGGAAGATTGGACGGTACCAAAACCTTGCAAGAGAATATGCAGGCTCTTTATGATACCTTCGAAGGAAACCAGTCATTGATTCAAGGTGAGATAGGAAGAATTGAAGGGGTACAGGCCATTCTAGCTGTAGCGGGCAAAAATGCCCAAGCTGCCAATAAAGACTTGGAAACATATCAGGAGACCATTGGAGCAACGGAAAGGGCTTTCAAAGAAATGGCTTCATCGAATGTTGACCAATGGGCCATTCTAAGAAACCGTATCAAAGCGACCACTAAAGGTATTGGGGACACTGTTCTGGAATTGAGTTCTGGAATTGCTAAATTCTTTAACGATGCACTCGAACCAGCGGACAGGGTAATAGAAAGCCTCGAGAAGGAGCGATTGAAATTGTTGGAACTGGAATCACGAATCAAGGATTCAAATACTTCCAATGAGGATAGGATTGCTTTGATAAAAGAATTGAAACAGCAATACCCGGATCTATTGAGCAACATAGATGCCGAAAAAGTGAGTAATGAAAACCTTACCACTTCCATTCGTGAGATAAATGAACAGCTCATCAATAAGATAATCCTTCAAAGACAAGACAATAAAATAGCCGATCAAAACGAGGATACGGCAGAGAAGCGTTTGCAATTGTTGCAGCAAGAGGACAAAGTCCGAGAACAACTGGTTAAAATTGCGGAACGAGAAGGTAAGACCATTAAAGACAATGCTGATTTGACCGAACAAGGAAGGGATTTACTTTCACAATTTACCGATGATCAGCTTCGAGGTGGTAGGTTGGTCAATCCTTTGGTTGAGTTCGGTTTTCAATTGAGCGAACTTGTTACCCTTCAGAAATCATTGAATTTTGAGGAAGAGAAAGGTGCTGACCTCTTGCGTGAGCGAGAAGAACTTGCCAAGCGTTTGGGGATTACCCTTAAAAAAACAGTTGGGAACGGGGATGATGGCAGCGATGATGGCGGATCAGGTGGGAACGGGGATGATGATCCAGATTTATTGACTTATCAGGAGTTTCTCCAAAAAAGACGAGACCTGTACGAAGAATACCAAAACTACATCAACCAGATTGGCAAGGACAAAGCGGATGAGCGTTTCAAGAACCTGCTAAAGGAGGGGGATAATTACCGTGAGTTCTTAATGGACCAATTGGCAAATGCCAAAAACTTTGAACAGGAGCGCGCTATCATAAATGCAGCTGCTGATGCCAATATTCCTTTGCAACGAGATAATGAACCAGTAGAGGCATTGGAAATAAAAATAAAGCCTATTGTCACGGATATTGAGGTGGATACCGAATCCATCAATGCGATTGAAAGACGTTTGCAAAAACTGAACGAGGCATACGAAAAATCGCAATTCGATGCTGAACGTATGGTTTTGTCCCAAAAAATAAAAACCGAAGAGGAAAAGCTAAGAGCTGCCGAAAAGTACAGGAACGAGGAGAAAGGACTTTACGATGACCTAACTCGGACAATCTCAGATTTGAACAATAGGGAGCTTCGTCAGCACATTGCAAAACTCAAGGAAAAGCTTAAATATGAAAAAGCGACAACAGAAGAAATAATAGAACTTAAAGGTGAAATTCAACAGGCCGAGGAAGCCATTGGACAGAACACAGCAGATTCTATCAATCAAATATCAAGCATACTCGGTGAAGCTTCATCATTGTTCAGAAAATTCGGTGAAGACGATGTTGCACAACTACTTGACCAGTTGGCCGGAGTGGCGGAAGGTGTGGCACAGGTAGCATCCGGTAATCCATTGGATGTTATACAGGGCTCGCTTAAAATTTTGAACAGCGCCATTACCGTCGAGGTAGTTTCTGATACAGCAAAGTTTGAGGCAGCAATCGAAGACCTTGAAAAAGCAATAGATCAATTGGACTATGTAATCTCCAAAAGCCTAGGTCAGGACAAAGTTACCAGTAGAAGGCAGGCCATAAAGGATTTGGAAGATTTGGAACGTCAGGCAGATTTGGCATATGAGGCTGAACTGGAAGCAAGAAAACAGGTAAAACTACTAGGTATAACTATTGGTAAGAAAGGGTCAGGCTCCGGTACCGACCCTGCCAAACTTGAAGAACTGGAACAACAGGCCGAAGATGCTAGGCGCAGGGTAGAAGAACTTAAGAATGAAATCAATGAACTCTATACCGGGGCCACTTCTACAACATTGGCCGATAGTATCATTGATGGTTTTAAAGAGGGTCGGCGTTCAGCTGCCGATTTCGCCAATGACTTTGAGGAAATGATGCGAAACGCAATGTTTGAAGCCTTAAAACTGAAATACCTGGAACAGGCATCAAATGATTTCTTTCAGCAGTTCGGGGCACTGGCAGGTGATGACAACGGTTTGACGGCAGGAGATATCAATACTTTGAGAAACTTGGCCGAAACAATATTCTCAAATTCTGTTGAGGAATTGGAAGCACTTGACAATATTTTGGAAGAAGCAGGTATTGCAGGTGGTACCGTTGGAGGTGGACAGCAAAGAGGATTGGCTGGAAGCATATCCACTATAACCGAGGAGACTGCAAATATTTTAGCAGGTACACTGAACAGTATCCGACTGGACGTTAGGGAGGGCGTAGAGATTGCTCAGCAAAGTTCAGAATACCTATCTCAAATTGCATCAAATACAGCTTTCAATACATTCTTGGAAGAACTGGGGCCAATCAGGAGAATACTGGCCGATATTCAGTCCGTAGTTAATCAATCCGAATCCCAAGGGCTATGATGATAAACGGAAAACCATATTCCTACTATGGGTTTGTCCCGATAATCCATACTGGGTTTTTGGATATGCCCGCAAGATTGGGAGAGACCTATTATGATTGGGGCGACCATATTGAACCATTGGTCCATGAGGATGATATTTTTTGGCAATCAAAGCAATTGGTGATTGAGGTATTGTTCGACCAAAGATTGACAAGCTTATCTTTTAGGCAGTCAATATCAGAACTGACATCACATAAAGGATACATGTTTCTGCAAAACATCTATGGCTCTCAAGAGGTGAAGTTCAAGGATGCCCATAAAAAACTTCATCCAAATGACAATATAGTTACCTATCGATTAGTGTTCGATGAATTTGAGACAAACGTCGATAGAACGGTAAATGCCGCAATTGGCGGATCAGGCATATTGATTGATGGTTATTCATTGGCTAGGGATTTTGGGGTTTTGGTTCAAAAAGTGGAATTCTATGACGATGTGGCAAGTTTGAAGACCTCGAAGAAAACTTCTTACAATCCCAAAAAGGAGCTTACTGATTTCAGAACGTTTAAATATCTGCAGATACGATGCACAGTTCTCAAAACTGATGGATATATCGATAGGTTAAAAGACCTTAAGTCCATTTTAGGAGCACCGGATATGAGAAAGGTGGTTTACAATGGTGTGGAGTACACCTGCTTTTTTACTGACGGGTTCAAGGTAACGGTAAAAAGAGGATTGGTCACTTTCAGCATCAAACTAAACGTCATGAGCCAACTGGGGCTGTTCGACGACACTCTTTTTGCCAAAGGACTTTTCTATGAAGGTAACACCAGAAAATATCTGGAATCGCTTTTTGAGTACAATCTTTTTGGAACCGGAATTTTTCAACGATGATAATATACAGGGGAAATAGCGAATTTATTGATATCGAGGTGGACAATGGAACTTACCTACAACAGGAGCTGATGGCCGAGGATACCATTAAGTCGACCTTTACTTTAGAGTTCTATTATAAATTCCAGATTGGAGACTATATCAATTGGAAAGGCAAAAAATACACGATTTATGATGAGCCTTCCGTTGATAAGTCTCAAACAAACCAAATCCAATACGATATCACCTTCAAGAGTGAACAATATCGTTTTATCAATGCGCTATACCTTCTGGATGAGAATGTTGAGTTCAATTTAAGAGGTGACCTTCAAACCTTTGCAAGCTTATTGATAAACAACCTGAACCGATTGGCAGGATCCGAGTTCTATCAAATCGGCACCTTGCCGGATACGGAAACATTGGATTTGACCTTTTCCAATTCTAACTGCTTGTTGGCACTTCAAACTATGGTCAATGAATTCAATGTTGAGTTCGAGATTTCTTCAGATGGTGCCACAATTGATTTTGTGGACAAAGTGGGTGTGGACACGGAACTTACCTTCCAGTTCAAACAAGGTTTGAGGAATATCAAGAGACAACGATTTGCTGACAGGGACCTGGTGACAAGATTGTATGCCTATGGTGGCGAAAAGAACATTACCAACGCTTATGGTTCCAAAAAACTCAGGATATCACCTTTGGAGAACAATACCAACTTGTTCGGAGTGATTGAGGGGGTTGTGAATTTTGATGAAGTGTATCCAAAACGTTTGGGTACTGTCACGGCACTAGGAGGAGATGAGTTTACTTTTATTGACAGTGCCATGGATTTCAACATCAATGATCAGTTGTTGCCGGGAGTTACCGCCAAGGTGACTTTCAACTCTGGTCAATTGGCAGGTTACGAATTCGAGATTGCCGGGTACAATGATTCAACCAAGCAATATGTAATCATCCAATACGATGATGGCAATGGTGGATTGTTCCCAAATGCCACACAGCAAATTCAGGTGGGGGATGAATATGTGGTACACGATATTGAAATGCCACAATCGTACATTGATGATGCCGAATCAGAACTGACTCAAAAAGCCAATGAGTATCTAGAAAACAACAGCAGCCCCAATGCCATTTATTCCATTGTGCCACATTATCCTTACTTGAGGGAGCAATTGATTCAACTCAATGTCGGGGACTTGGTCACCATCACGGATGATGATTTTGGCCTAACCTTTCAGACAAGGATATTGAAACTGACACAGAGTCTGGCCAATCCTTATCAGTATTCGATTACTGTTGGTGATAAGGTAGTGGTGAGCTACATCACAAGGGTATTGTCCAATCAAAAGCAGCTGAACAACAATTTCATCATTGAGCGCAGGGATCGGACATTGCAATACAATCAAATAAGGAGAAACCTAAAGGACATTGATGAGCTGAGGGAATCCATATTCGATCCTGATGGGTATTTCGAGGCCGATAAGATTAAACCACTCAGCATTGAAACCACAATGTTGTCCGTTGGTGGAAAAAGTAGGCAGTTCATTATACGTGAACTTCTGATAGAAGCCAATTATCAAGGTGACCCTTCAAAAACCAATTTTGGGAATGGTGTATTGGTACATTTCCTAATTGAGGACACCATCAAAGAATGGAATCTTTCGGGAAGCACCAAGACGCATTCCGATAATGCTCAATTTTATTATATCTATGCTAGATGTTCACGCACCGGTACAACAGGTGATTTCGTTACAACATCAAACCGGTTTCAGGTGGATTCAGGTTCCACCTATTACTACTTTCTAATCGGTATCATACATTCTGTTCAGGACGGTGTCCGTGGCATTAGCTTGACCTATGGTCAAACCACCATAAACGGTAAGTTCATCACTACCGGTAGGATACAGTCCATTGATGGTGTGAACTTCTTTGATTTGGACAACGGTAAGTTCTTCATCGGTGATGATGACAGCAGCTTGGACTGGAACGTTACGAATCCGAACAGATTGACGATTAAAGGATCCATTTTACAAACTGCCCAAGGTGATGACATTGTTATTCCCAACTACAAAAGCAACTATAACAACGGTACATCCTACTATGTGGGCGATGTGGTTTTCTACAATGACACATTGTACATAAACATCACGGAACAGGCCACAACTGGAGTGGTACCTACGAATGCCACTCATTGGGAGGTTTATACACCTGCAGGAAGTCAGGGACCATCAGGTACCGATGGCGCGGATGGTATCGATGGGCTTGGTGCTATTCCTCTTGACATTGCACCTGCCAAAATAGGGGGCAAGGGAGATTTCATATTCACTTTGGACAGTGATTTCAATGGAAATGCGAATCTTGGTGAGGTCAGAATACAGGCTACCAGGTTCACGCATCCCAACGGCAACGATATAAACTTTAACCTTTCTAATGGCACCCAAGTGTTGACACCCTACGGGGAGGGGGAATCTGGAAGATTCTACATTATGTATTCCGCTACAACTGCAGGGACAAGATTTCCAAGTTCGCCATACATGAACGACAACAATTTTATTTGTGTCAGGATCGTGAATGGTGAGTGGAAAGCATTCGACAATCAAAACAATGATTATAACATAAGTTTTGTTGGTACGGATTGTTTTCTTTGCGTAATAGAAGCTCAGAACACATCGGGAGGATTGACAGGGTTTGTGGCTTTGGTATCCGGAGCAACCGGATTGGATGGGGATACTGGTCCACAAGGCCCTAAAGGTGATGATGGAGCTACGGGTCCACAAGGAGACAGTGGCCCAGCTATAGTTTTCAGAGGAGATTATACCTCTTGGCAAACTGATGTATTCTACAATAATTCAAATAGAAGGGACGTAATCAAAAGAGGGTCAAGTCATTTGATTTACAACGGAACCAACGGGGCTACACAATCGAGTTATATTTCTGGCAATTGGGAAAACTTTGGTGCTCAATTTGATAGCGTGGCCACTGATTTACTTTTGGCCGAATCCGCAAACATTGCCGACTTTATCATAAACAATGGGCAAATAGTTAGCCAGAATCAATACGGAGGAAGCCCAAGAACCAGATTGGATGGTGAAAATGGGATTATGACCTTTGTCAGTCCAAGAACAATTTATACTGCATCGGGTTCCAACTTGACAGTGGAACAAACCATAAAGATTGATAGCACAACAGGTGAAATAATTGCTACGCATGACGGTGGCGCTTCTCAGTCGGATGGAAGGACGGTAGTTTCTTCAGATGGTGTTGAAGTCGAATTTGCCGGAAAACAGAGGTCTGATGGATTCAACACGGTAAAAGCAGGTGTTTTGTCGGATGTTACCGGTAACCTAGCGGATTATGCCTATGCTGATATTGCTGCATTGGCTGCTGTTTTTGGCAGGGCCAATAATACAAATGGTTCACCTGCACCAGCATATGGTGGATATTTTCATGGTCTTTGGGCCAATAGAATGGTTTTACAAACATTTAGACTGAATGGTAGTTTCACAATAACCACACACGTATTTATAGTTTGCACCGCAACAGGAGGGAGTGTTAACATTTATCTTCCTTCAGACCCAATAACAGGAAGATTGTGCTATGTGTGGAGATCAGAAGGTGGTGGAGTTATTGTATACGGAAATGGCAAAAATATTAACTGGAAAGGTTCAAAGTCATCAACCAGAGGAATAGGAAGTGTTGGTGAAGTGATGATGTTCCTTTATGATGGATCCTACTGGCAATCCATGTCAATGTACAAGTAATTAATTAAAACAAATAGTGGAGTATCCAGTAACAAAAATCCTAGAACCTATCTTCCTACCGACGGCTAAAGAGTCCACGTTATAATCACATTTATTGTAAAGCTCATCTGGGTCACCTTTGAATTCTTCTATGAGGTTATTCTCAGAATCGAACACTTTTGTGGTATCCGGATAGAAGTAGCAATCGCATTCTTCGATGGTACCAAGTTCATCACAACATGAAGAAACTAAAATAAGCATGATCACTATTAAAGTTTTGATGCCAAAATTTAAAATAAAGGGTTTCATTCGTTCAATATTTTAAGGCAGTGGCCGCGATTATTGATTTTAAAGATTGCTATGGCAACAATGATTAATAAATGGATTAAAAATTGTCAGTTTGCAAACCACTGCCTGATTAATATATCAAATATAAGTGCTTATAACGGAAATAACAAAAATAATTTCAATAATGAGTGCTTATTCTGTAAATTGGCACCATGAACGAAAGGATAAAAAAGCTGTTTTCATGCTGCCTCAACAATAGGGTGGTCATCATTGAAACAAACTTCAAGGAGTTTCATAGACAGCTTAAGAACATAGAACCATCTTGTAAATCCGACAGATGGTTTTCCGACAAGTTCAAATCTGAAAGGGAATTCTTCTGTACTATAGGGGAAAAAGAGTATTTCTTCCAGCAGCTCATTTGATTCCATTCTATTGAAGCTATTGAAAGCCAAAGGCGTATTGCTTTATGGCAACTCCATTTTTAAAGAAATTGACCACATCAATTCCGTGAATCAAAATTTCGAATATGGAGCAATCGGCAATAAGGGAATGGAACAATCAGCAATATACCGCACAAGAAGGTGCCGATATAATCAAGGAACTTAATGCGAGAACCAGTCATGGTGTGGATGGTTTCAACTCCATTGCGGAACTAGGTGCTCTTTTGAAAATAATGGCCGATAGGATTTTCTTTTTGAACGGGGTAATGGTTCTACGGTTTACTCCAAATGTTGATAAAGACCAATTACTTACCGATGACATAGTAATAGCCCCAAAGGGCGGTTCTCTTTTTGGGGGAGATATGTATATAGCCAGAGTTAATACGGATGGTGCTACTACTGAGGCCCACCATGATGAACCCTATCTAAGATCAGCATAATGAGCACAGGACTATTCATACTATTGGCAATTGCAGTTTTGGTTGCGGTGTTTTTTGGTGTCAAGTATTACATCTATAAACTCACTTCTGAATATGAGGAAAGGTTGGACAAACTGGAAAGGAACACTCTTAAGTACAAAATTACTGTTGACAACAAAATATCCGTTTCAGCAGGTAACCATAAGGATATTATCAATTACAAAATAGATAAGAAATGAAAAAGCTTTTATTGGCCATAATGTTTTTTGCCATCGCTTTGCCTGTGATGGGACAGAGGTATGTAGGTTATCAGCGTTGGGGAAAATACACGGATGCCCAAATGAACGCCATTGATACTTCTAATTCTGACGAAGTTTATAAGGTCTACAATACCACTCAGGGAAAATGGAAATGTAATGATGGTGGTGCTGGATGGGTGGATTGCGATAGCGGAGGTGGAACTGACAATCAACAAATATCGGATTTCTCAATCACATCTAACATTCTAACATTGACTTTAGAAAATGGTGGTACAGAGACAGTTGACCTTTCATCATATCTGGACAATGAAAATGTAGCCTCAGGTGTAATATCGGGAACCGACCTGGTTCTTACGTTGACAGATGCCACTACTGTAACTATTGATATGAGTTCTTTTTCGGGCGGTACAGATAATCAGACAGCGGAAGAGGTGCCGTATCCTTACAACGGACAAACAACGGCAAAAGATGCACTCGACGATTTATACACCAACAAAGCCACGATTTCTTATGTCAATGCTTCGGACATAGACACGGATGGTATTACTAAGACCGCTGATTTTACATTATCGGACACCGACATACAGGCGGGGGTGATAAATATTCAAACGAACGATTCTGTTGTGATGTCTGTCAATAAAGCTAGTTTAACTGAAAGAGGATTTGTCAAAGCTATTGTTGAAGGCACTGGGTTTCTTGCTGTTGAAGGCACTGACAATGGCGATTATAAATCACAAAGCGGAGAAGGAGAAACTTTAGGAATACGAATAAAAAGCAATGGTGATGTAATTGTCTTAGACCCATCTGATTTGTTGGCTTATACGCCTGTAACTGGCGAGGTATTAGGTACTGAATTATGGACATTTGCTAGTGCAGGTAACAGTAACAACAATGCTGATTCTACAGATGGTTTTCAGGCATTATCAAGTTCAAGTACAGATTTGGCATCTGTAAGTGATGGAAGCGGTGGTTTTATCATACAGGCAAGTGCTGTTGATGGAAACAGTGATTATATAAGGATCACTGCGTTTTTATCTGGCGGTTCTGTGGGCTTGTTAACAGATGGCGCTACATACAAAATGACCATTAGAGCTAGATACACCACATTGAATTCAGGTCAGGCTAGCATAAGCGATTGGGATGGACTTGATAGTCAGATAACAGATATAGTATTAACAAATACACTGACTCCTTATGATATATATTTCACTCCAAATTCGGCTAATGGTATTCTTTATCCGAAAATATATATGTCCGACGCTTTTAATGGCGCAGGAGCAATCGGCAATGAAATTCAGGTGATTATTGATTCTGTTAAAGAGGTTTTGTAATGAAGGCCATAAACTATTTATTTTTTTTGATATGCTTTTCTGTAGTAGCCCAAACACCTACTGTAATAGTACAGTCAAAGTTCGATTGGGCCACAAATACTACCGATGCGGTCATACAGTTCAAGTTGACTGATGAATATTGTCCTAGCGGTGGGCTGTCTATTAATTATACCATATCAGATGATACTTACATAAACCAATCCAGTGGCAGTATTTCATTTTTAGAGGGAGAGTTCAAAAAAGAACTTGTTATTTCTAAGAATGCCTCCATTCCAAGTCCCCAAGAAGTAACATTGACATTGACATCTGGCACAGGGTATAACGTTGAATCCGATGGGACATTTATGACCGGTGGAATTGCTACGTTCAATATTGCCGAAGAATTGCCTATTGCATCATTTCCGGGAGCGGAAGGAGCTGGGGCACTTGTAACAGGGGGTCGTGGTGGAACGATTCTTCATGTAACATCATTAGCTGATGATGGAAGCCCAGGAACTCTAAGATGGGCACTTATGGAAAATTACCCAAGAATCATAGTTTTTGACGTATCTGGAATTATCGACACAAATGCGATGTGGGACTTAGCTATTTCTCCCAATGTAACAATAGCCGGACAAACAGCACCAGAAGGAGGTATTACAGTAAGACACCGCTATGGAATATATCTAAAAAGAAGTTCCAATATTATAATTAGGTATTTGAGGTTTGAATTTGACCAGTACAGAGATGGAACGGCGACTACTAGGGCAGCTTTATATCTTGATGGGAATGATGGTGTTGTTGTTGATCATTGTGATTTTAGATTTGCTGGCAACACTACCGCTCTTAGTGTTTGGGATGATAATTACCGACAAGGAAATGTGACCATACAAAGGTCTCATATAACGAACAGTCAGACTGGTTCATTAGCGGGTAGTGCAGCATCATCATCATCAAGAAGAAACTACGCAGGAACAAATACTTTCCATCACAATCTTTACACACATACTTCGCATAGGTTCCCAAATATGGACGGTAATGGTTTTTTTGAAGTAATAAACAACGTTAATTACAACTATTACTTTAGAGGGGCTACTGTTTATAATCAGGCGGAAGTTAACTATATCGGTAACTATGCTAGAAAGTATTCGGGTTCTTCTTACCCATCAGGACACACACTTAATATTGGAGAGTATTTGTTCAGTTATGAGTTTCCTGAAAATGATTTTAGAATATATACCGATAACAATAGATGGGAAGGTAGTTCACAGACCTACGATAAAGATTACACTTCTTGGACCGGTGTAGTTTATAGACACCCTGAAAGCTCTGGTAATCCAAATAGACAAGCTTCTGAAAGCCCTTGGAGAACAATGTCAAGATTTGATAATCTTGGAATACCCGTCACAGAACAAAACCCTTTAGTGGCATTTGATTCCATTGTTGCAGATGTCGGAGCAAATAAATACCTGAACGCAGATGGTACTTATGAGGTTTATCTTGATACCATTGCTACAAGATACATAGATGATGCAATTAATGCAACATGCGTCACTTGTGACGGAGCAACCAGACCAGATGTAACTGATAGAAGTATTTTATATTATAACATTCCAGAAAATACTAGACCTGTTGGCTATGACACGGACGATGACGGTATGCCAAATACTTGGGAAATTGCCAATGGCCTTAATGAAGATGTCGATGATTCGGCAGATTTTGACCTTGATGTAAATTACACGAACATAGAAATGTTCATCAATTCAGTTGACGAAGTACAGTCACCGATTGATGTAACTGGAATAGTTTGGGACAATGATGCCCAAATTGTTCAAGTAGGTGGATTCTTGGATTTATCATATACGTTCAGTCCATCCAATGCAACCGATAAGGGTTTCACACTATCTTCCTCCAATACGGGCGTTGTGAGCAATGCGGGAGCTATAATCGATGAAGGAACCGCAACCTTGACCATTACCACGGATGATGGCAGCTTTACGGATGTAATGAACGTTACGGTCAATGCAGCATCAGTACCGTCACCACCAACAGGTAAAAGAATCAAAAAAGGAAAATTCATTTTAATCGATTATTGATAAGGATAAACGGAAATTGGGTAAGAATTAAAAGCAATTGATATGACGGATTTTATAAAAAACAAATTTGGTAGGTACGGATTACAGGAATGGGCGGTAGCTTTCTTAGGGTTCATCACCTTGGCAATTCAAGTGTACAGATATGCAACGGATTCATTGGGTGAAAATGGAGTTGAGATAGTTGTATTCTGCGCTTCTGTTCTGTTAATGTTCTCACCGCTTACTATTTTGAACATAGTTCGTAAGGCGAGGGGTATAGATACAAAGTAATATGATGCCGAATAGAATAGCAAACATCACAATAGAAGTAATCATATTAAAATTCGTTCCAACGGTAACGGCATTCTTTACGTTCTTGGGATTGGGTGCAAATGTGCTTAGTTTTATATGGGCATTGTTCGTAGCGTTGTCCATTAAGATTTTGCTTTACTTTTTTGAGGAAGAGATAAAGGATATGTCCTATAATTTTAGAAATCATTGGAACAACTTCAAAAAAAGAAAAAAGAAATGATAGCGTTTTATTATAAATTACCGGAGTTTATGAGGGCTTTGTTATGGTTCATTATCGGAGCAGCTTTCCACGCAATTTTTTGGTAGATATTATGTTCAAGCCCAAGTACTACAAATTAGAAGAACTGGTGCATCCTCAAATCATAAACGATATTGGGGAGCTTAACGCATGGTTAAGGCTTGACCCAGATGTTCTTTGGGATTTGGACTATATCCGTTCCACTTGGTACTTGAAGCATGAGAGCGGTATCTATATCAATAGATTGGATTTGGGATTGGACAGTAGGGGTCTAAGGCCACCAAATGACCCGGATGGTTCGTTCTATTCTTCCCATAAGCTAGCAGCTGCGAACGATTTGGAACCCGTGAATGGAAAGATTACCGAGCTATGGGTTCATGTGAAAACATTGATTGCCAACGGGCGTTTGAGGAAAATAAACACCCTTGAGGATTTATCCTTTACGCCCGGATGGGTACATGTTGCAGCTATGAATACTGATCAACGACCATTGATAATTAAGCCATGAAAAAGTATTTTATACTCATATTAATCATCTTTCTTACTGGATGCATGTCCACTCGAAAGGTTTCCAAGAGTGAAGATAAATTCAAAGGGTTTGAGACTTCGACCATTGACAGAACCGCACCAGGGGACAAGATATTTATCACATTGCCCAAGGAGCCAAACGAACGCCCTAAATCCAAAACTGAAACCTATACCGGTGATAATGGAGCAACTTCAAAAAAGACCTTTGATGAACAGGGCTACATTACCCAAGATGATATCAATTGTCCAGAGGTCAATGAGCGTGAAGAAAGGCAACGTCAATGGGAGCACGAGCAATCTGTTAGAGAAAGTGAGCGCGAAGCAAACATTGAACTGGCCAATACCATAGGCAACAAGATGATTTGGATAGCTGCTGTTTTCGCACTTGCATGGATTATAAAAGGACGTACTAGAATCATCTAAAAACGTTCTTTCATTCAACCAGATATTCAACTGAAAAATAAAAGCCCCGTAAACAGGGGCTTTCGAAGTTATATAGCGGAGGAAGAGGGATTCGAACCCCCGGAGGTGTGACCCTCAACAGTTTTCAAGACTGCCGCATTCGACCACTCTGCCATTCCTCCTAAGCGGGTGCAAATATATAAAGCTTTTTCTTATCCCAAAAGACCTTTTTGCTTT